AAGCCAGAACGATGCCCCCTCCCGAATCAGGAACGCCTTCTTGCGGTACGGTGCTTCATTTTCGCTGATGGCGACGATGAGGCTGTGCCAATTGGATTCGTGATGCCTGACAATCAGGCTCGGCAAATTAAAATTTCCGACTATGAGTCGAATGGTATGGCTTTCATCAACATAAGCATGCTCCAGCAACGCATTTTCAAAGGCACAAATGTACTCGTTGAAAGTAGGCGTGACTGGTATCTCAGGCGTCTCCAACTCCGGATGGGAAATATCATAATACTCCTGAGAAATTAGAATAATTTCCGGTCCCCTCGCATCAATCTTATACACTATCTCCGACGGCTTTACGGGAGCCTCCGCGCCCTCGCCGTATCCGTGTTTCTCCAGCGTGAAGGTTGTTTCTCCAGGAGTCGGCTCCGCTTCTCCGGCACCGTATTGATTGCGGCCATAGAGCCAGCGGCAGGCCCTCGGCAATGGAAAGACTGCCTTCTTTCCCTGGCAGCGTATGAACACATACGGCTTCTCGTTTTGACAGAAAACGCCCCCCCGATGTGCCGGGTCCGCTTCTCGGGACAACAGACAACGAAAACTGACATCGTAGTGGTAATCATTGATAAAATAGCGATAGTCGTCCAGGCCGCAAAGGAAGCCCACAGCCTCCGGGTCCTTGATCTCTTCCACGGTCAGCGCACCGGCCATGGCCGGTGCGCTGAGAATCAGCATCCAAAGACAGACGAGTGTCAATTTGGTCATTTGTATCTTTTCCATTGTTTGTTCAACCGTTCTCGGGGCATCCCCAAGTGAAAATGGTTGGAATGGTCTTCCGGATCGGTTTTCGGGTTCAGGTTTTCCCATCCGTTATCGGCTCCATAGCCATTGTCGATCAGCCATTGGTTTATTTTCTTCACCAAATCCCTATCGGCCCTGGTGACCGAAGCATCATTTATCCGATTGATATCAATGGCACCGCCTTTGTAATGGCGGCTGTTCTCACTGTGTGTGCCGCTGTTCGTGCTGTTTATGTTGATGCTTTTCAGACCCGGCACGCCATCTTTGCCGAGCATGTGGTTCACGACATCAACCAGCTCTTTTTGAACCATCTGATTGTTCGAGCTGTCAGTTCCGTGGGTGGCTTTGCCGTTACGGACCTTATGTCCGGCATACTCTCCCCTTGACCTCTCACCCTTGTAGTTCGAGTTGTCCGCAAACACCAGGTTGCCGTCGCCCTTGTGGCCCGATGCCCGTGAGGATTGGGCCAACTGCCACCATTCTGGCTGGTTGCCGTAGGGATCCAGCATGCTCCCCTTTTGCGAGGGGCCGACTTTTCCCCGGAACACATGGGGCCGGGGATCACTGTCCCCCGAAGCACTCTCCTGTTCCGCAGCCTTCTCCCGCGCCCGCATCTCCCAGAAGCCTTCGCTGCCCTGGGTCAGGGTCGAGCCGCCGCCTTTGGGGGTCTTTCCCTTTTCCTCATCGAGGCCGTCCCCGGAAGGGCTTTCGTCCTTGCTCCCGCCTTCGGAGCCGTCCGACCCTTCCGAGCCGCCTCCGGAGTCGGAGACCGGCTGGGCAAAACGGAACCCGTCGGTCTCGTAATACGGCAGCTTGGTGTATCGCGGCGGCATGTTCTCCATATCCTTGTCGTAGGCCGGTTTGGCCTTTCCGCCGTAGTCGTGGTTCAGCGTGACATGGTGACCGTTGTCGCGCGGGTCCCAGTCCAGGGGGCGCTCGGTGACCCACCAGTCGGGCGCGCCGGGCTTGTTGCGGGACTTCCGGTTCACGCTCCCGAACCGGCGCACCGGCTCGAACGTGTTGTCCGCGTAGCGTATCCACTCCCGGCTGTTGACGCCGGTTTTCGGATTGTAATGCAAAGAGGTGTAATTGTCAGTATTCAACATTCCTAACATATAAATTATCCTTTATTTTGGGGCCGGGGAATGTCACCTCCCCGGCCCGTTTTTACGGACAGCCTAGACCGTGCGGCTGCCGGGGATGTATTCGCCGGGATAGAGGATCTTGAAACCCTCGCGGACCTTGTTCACGAAGCCGTCGTCGCGCTGGGCCGGATCGGCGTAGCGCGGGTCGCGCATCATCTCCATGAGCTTTTCCTTGGACAGCTCCTCGCCCCAGCCCCGGGCCGAGCCGCGCAGGCCGGACTCCAGGACCAGGGGCGCGATCTTGGCAAAGGCGCTGATCACTGCGGCCCGGTTGCCCGCGCCCGTGGCGTTCAGGGCCTCCAGCAGCTCGGTGCCGCCCACGGCCTCGGCCGCGCGCAGGGCGTTGTCCAGCATGATGGGCGTGTCGCCCCGGTGCACGGAGCGCAGGGACTCCAGCTCGGTGTCCTTGAGCCTGCGGGCCTCGGCCTCCAGCGCGTGGTGGGAATCAAGGACCACGGGCAAAAACCACTCGAACAGGCCGGACACCTGGCCGGGCGTCAGGCCCAGCTCATGCGCCTTGGCACGGAACCCCTCGATCATGGCCTCTTGCAACTCGAACCCATCCGGGAGGTCGATCTCCGGGAGTTCGTACCCTTCAGGAACGTCGGGGCGACCCATAGCGGCGTGGAACGCGTTCACCTGATCCGGGTCCGCGTCCGCGCCCGGCACCTGGACGTATCCCTCCGGGGTCTTGCCCAGCAGCTTCTGGGCGTGGACCAGCGCCTTCACGGCCTCGTCCTTGGACTTGTAGTCCCTGAGCGAGGGGTGGTCGCGCAGGGGAATCTCCACGGTCTTGCCGTCCTCGCCCACCTGGGCCACGGTCATGTCCTCGGGCAGGGTCGCCAGCCAGTTCTCTTCCATATTTTCGATTTTCTTGGTCTTCTTGGTCATCGTTGTGTCTCCTTGTCGATGAAGTTGGTTTCGTCGGTCATGTGTTTGACGTGCAGCACCAGTGAGCGCCGACCCTCCTGTAGCGGCAGTCTCTTGTATTAGAAACGTTCACACACCAGAACAGCCCGATATATCGGTGCTTTTTTTGTGCCTTCCCCGCAGGGCCTGGTCAGCATCGTTCCATCATCGCGACCGGGACGGTCGCATCCTTATTTCTTCATGGGGGGTTGCCGCCATCCGCTGCCCCTCTCCCTCCCCCACAGAGAATCATCCCAATCATCCAATGGGGCCGCCCTGCCCTTACGGGTCCTTCCTAAGGCCTCAGATACAGGGGTCACCATCAGCGCGGGGGGTGGGCGTGTTGATTTTTTTGGTTGGGTGGGAAAATGGGAAATTCGCTGTGATTCTATGTGGATGTGGTGGCTGTGTTGATGTGAATGCCGGTGCGGCTGATTCGATGAGGAGTGTTCGTGTCTGACGATAAGAGCATGCTGAAGCGGCCTGACTTGGAGCTCCCAGAAGGATTTGAGCTTCGGCAGACCGATGACGGGGTGTGGGACGTCTGCGTCAAGCCGGGCGCGAAGTACGACGAGAGAACCCTCGGCGAGCTGACCCGGTTACGGGCCGAGCTGGAAGCGCTGATCTCTCCGGCACCGGCTGCGGCCGATCCGGTCGAGCCGAATGGCGGACCTGTGGAGACGGAACTCATGGCGCCCTGGGTGAACCTCGATCCGTCGTTCATCCTGGAGTGCATGAGCCGCAACGTGACCGGAGACGCCGAGCTCTACGCGGCCATGCACCGGGGGCAGATGGCCATCAACATCACCACCGGCGGCGACCGCAAGACTCCGGAGACCCTCCGGTTCAACGGCCATCACTGGGAGATGGACGAGGCCAGCGTCTTCGCCCACTCCCTGGTGGAACACGTGGCGCTTGCCTACTGGCACGCCCACCAGGTGACGACGGTCTCCATGTTCCGGCGGCGGATCGAGGTCCTCCAGAACGACCTGAAGCAGGCCACGGAAGATTCAGTCAAGGCGCACATCAAGGGCGACATCAACTCCCTTGAAAGCCAGCTCGCCGAGCGGACCAAGAGCGTCAAGAAGCGGATCAGCCAGCTGCGGTCGCCGACGCGCGAGTCCGGAGTGTTGACCAAGGCCCGTTCCATCACGGGCATGCCGCTCAACTGCAAGTCCAGCTGGCTCGACAACAACCCCCACCTGCTGCCCGTGGCCAACGGCATCATCGACCTGGAGGACGGGGGCAAGTTCCGCGCAGGCAGTCCGGAGGACTGGATGGTTCGCGCAGCGCCTGTGGAGTGGAGGGGGGCGGGTTTTGACCGCAAACCCTGGATCGAATTTCTGAACGGCGTCTACACCAACCCGGAGACAAACGAGGTCGAGACGGAATTGATCAAGTTTGTCCAGCGGTTGCTCGGCTATGCGTTGCTCGGGGCCACCCCGCACCACATCCTGCCGATCCTGACCGGCCGCGGCCGCAACGGTAAATCGACGCTGCTCAACACCATCTATTCCGTGCTCGGGCCGCTGGCCGGAGGATTGCCCGCCGAGCTGCTGCTCGACCAGGGCGTGAACCGCTCGGCGGATTCGCCGACGCCGTCGATCATGTCCCTCAAGGGGCTGCGCCTGGCCTGGGCATCGGAGACCGCCGAAGGGCGCAAGTTCTCCATCGAGCGGGTCAAGTGGCTGACGGGCGGCGACCCGCTGACCGGCCGCCATCCGAACGACAAGTATCCGACGACGTTCGACCCGACCCACCTCATGTTCCTGCTGACGAACAACCTGCCTTCAGCGCCGGCCACGGACTACGCGTTCTGGAAGCGCGTCATGGCCATCCCGCACCGGATCTCGTTCGTCCATGGCGAACCGACCCAGCCATGGGAGCGGAAAATAGATCCCGATCTGGATAAGAAGCTGGCGGCTTGCCTGCCTGGGATTCTGGCCTGGCTGGTCGAGGGGTACCTGGCGTGGAAGGAATTCGGACTCTGCCCGCCTCGGGTCGTGACTGAGGCGACGGACAAGTACCGTGAAGGCGAGGACACCCTGGGCGAATTTCTCTTCGAGTGCTGTGAGATCGGCGAGAACCTCAGGGTCGGCGCGTCCAAGGTCTATAGCGTTTTCGAGGAGTGGTACCACAAGCGGGTCGGCAAGTTTCCTCCCGCTCAGAAAAAGTTCGGGAACTGGATGAATGACAAGGGGTTCGAGCGGATCAAGTCCGGGACGATGGTCTACATAGGCCTCCAGCTCAAACAGCAACACCAGGATGGGTTCCACCCGGAAGATTAGCGCAAAGGTCCGCATCGTCCACCTATCGTCCGGCCTATGGTCCGGGTCTCAACCCCCTGAAATCAGGGGTAATGGATACGTGCAAGGGAGCGTAGGGAGTATAACCCCTTATACAAAAATATCTTGAATCAGAAAGGTCTCAAAAAGATGAAAAAAGAATTTGGTCCCTATAGTCCCATATTTCCCGGAACCGTTGCCACACCTTGCTTCAAGGCGTGGACCTTTGGCTGGACCATAGCGGACCATGCGGACGATAGGCAGCGGGGGGTGGCGTGATGGCTCCGGAGCTGGTGGATCTGGTGCGGGCGCGGGTGGGTGGCACAGGCTTCCAGGCCCCCGTCGGCGGCCGCGGGGAATACCAGGGGCCGTGTCCCGTCTGCGGCGGCAAGGATCGCTTCCGCGTCTTTCCAGACCAGGAGCCCTCCGGCGAGCTGGCCGTGAAGGCCGGGGCGCGTGGCGGGTACTGGTGCCGCCAGTGCGACATCTCCGGCGACTACATTCAGTGGTTGGTGGACATCGAAGGGTGGGATTGGACAAAAATTTTCGAGTTTCTCGGGGTAGAGGGCGAGGCCCCGGCGCAACGCAGTATGCCGAAGCCGAGACCGGCGCCGCAGCAGGCAAGGGTCGGACGGGAGCTGGCCGATCTGCTGCCCGTGGAGCTGCCGCCGGAGAAATGGCGGGAGCACGCCTTGAAGTTCGTGAACGAGTGCGCGGCGCAGCTGGAGCGCAACCCTCACCTGGTGCAGTGGCTTGAAGGCCGTGGAGTGCCGCTCTCCATCGCCCGAGAATCCAGGTTGGGGTGGCACGCCGGCAAGCCGCAGCGAAACAACCGTCCACCCTGCGACTACCGCAGCCGAGAGGGGTGGGGACTGTCGCGCATTCTCAATGACAACGGACGGCCTAAATCCATCTGGCTGCCCCGGGGGCTGGTCATCCCGAATTTTCGGGATGGCGAACTGGCAGCCGTGCGCGTGCGACGTCCCAATTCTGACGTGCCGCCGGACGACGACAAGTACAAGCTTGTGGCTGGGTCAAACCAGAAAGTGACCATGATCACACCTAACGCCCGGGACTACGTTGTGGTGGAAGCCGCCCTGGACGGGCTGGCCATCGCAGCCGCTAAGGTAGACGGCGTCGGCTTCTGCTCCATGGGCACTCTGACAGCATACCCAGACATCCAGGCGGCTGAGTGGTTATCGGGAGCCAGGCACATCCTCAACGCCCTGGACTTCGAGCCGCAAGGGAAAGGCGAGAAGCATGGAAACAAGTTCCGCCATTGGTGGGGTGAGCGGTTTCCGCAGTGCCGTCGCACTCCGGTGCCCGTGGGCAAGGATCCCGGTGAACTGGTCGAGCAGCTCGGCCGCGCCGCCCTGGGAGATTGGCTCAGGTCCCTGACTGCGCCGGCCATCGACGTGTCGGCCTTGGCCCCCAAAGGAACGGTAGAAAGTGCGCCTCTGCCTACGGCGAAGAAATACCAGATCCCCGACGACATCGAGGAATTGCGCGTCATCCTGTCCGTCAGCGGAACGGACATCCATGTCGGAGAATCCGGCGCGTTGCTGGGGTGTCAGGGACCTGAGGAATATCACGGCTGGGTTGCCGTACTGGCCCACCGGCCTGTGGTCAGGAAGTGGATCCAGGAGGTGGGTGAGTTGGTTGTCAACAGCCGGAACTTCATGAAGCCGCTGGAGGTCTCGTCTTGAAAACGGAAGACATCAAGCTGACGGCCGAGGAGCTGGACGCCGTGTTGAGCGGCAAGGGTCTAAAAGTTCCTGACGAAACAGGAGTATTTAGGGGTGTCCGGTGTTCCATGACCGCCAAGGTGGGCGGACGGATGCAGTGGGTCCAGGTCATGTGCGAGGGGGAACCGTACGAGCGCGAGATCAAGGGCGGAAAGAAAGCGCTGTACGTGGACGTGTTTGGTTACGGGGTCAAGAAATCGGTCAACATCAAACGGCTGCGGCTGCCGGCTCAGGAGGATCAGCATGGTTAAGGATCGCCGCACGTTCAAGACACAAACGGAGGCAATCGCGTTCCTGGTGGACGAGGGGTATGCCTCAAACAGGTCGAATTTCAGCCGCCACACCAACGAAGGAAAGGTCGGCAAGTCTGCCGATGGCGTGTTCGAGGCTGATGTCCTGAAGGCATACGCGAAGAACCACGTCAAGTTGATCCAGTCGAGGAAGACGTTGAGCCGGGAGGATAGGGAGCGGGCCGACGCCAAGGCGGATGCGGAACTGATTCAGGCGCAGGAGAAGGCGCAGATTCTGCGGATTGAGCGGCAGAAGAAAGAGGCCAAGCTCATTGATCGGGGGCGGGTCGAAATCGAGATAGGCGCACGGGCCGGGATCATGTCGTCCGAGTACAAGTCCGAGGTCCAGAAACGGGGAGCGGAGTTCATCGAGCTGGTGGGCGGTGATCCCAGGAAGACGGGAGACCTGATCCGGGAGTTGACCAATATGTTCGACGATATCGCGACGCGGTACGCCAGCATGAAGAATATCGAAGTGGTGCTCGGCGATGAAGGTTAACTGCAAAATCTTCATCGACCCCAAGTGGATCCCGGGCGGCCACGTCGGCGACCAGATGGTCATAACTCCGTGCAAGGCTGAACGGCAGCAGCTCCGCAAGCGCAAGCGGATCAGGCCGAGTGAGTGGGCGGAAAGGCACCGTGTTCTCAACGAAGAATCCGCCCTGCCCGGACCGTGGAAGAATGACACCGCCCCTTACGTGACCGGCATTCTCGACGCGGCCTATGTCCCCGGTGTCCAGGAGGTGGACTGGTGCGCCGCGCCGCAGGTGGGCAAGACCGAGGCCGTCAACACCCTGCTCGGCTACGCCATCGACCGTGATCCCGGCCCGGCCATGCTCGTCTATCCCGACCGGGAGACGGCCAAGCACAACATCACCAAGCGGATCCGCAAGGGGTTGCTCGAACCGAGCGCCCGGCTGTCGTCGTTCCTGACCGGCAGCGAGGACGACTTTTCGTCGTCGCGCATCAACCTGCAGCACATGGCCATCTACACGGCCTGGGCGAAGTCGCCGTCATCCCTGGCAAACAAGCCGGTCAAGATCATCATCTTCGACGAGGTGGACAAGTATCCGTTGGTGGCGTCGAAAAAGGAAGCCGACCCCATCTCGCTGGGCGAGAAGCGGACAAGGACCTACAAGTGGTCACGCAAGATTTTCAAGATTTCCTCACCGACCATCCCCCAGGGCGAAATCTGGCAGGCGCTCCAGGGGGCGCAGGTCGTTTTTCATTACATGGTCAGGTGTCCCCATTGCGGCGCGTACCAGCGGATGCACTTCAAGCAGTTCAAGATGCCGGTGGACGTGCGCGACCCGGAGAAGATCGAGGCCGAGCTGCTCGGCTGGTACGAATGCGAGAACATGGGCTGCAAGTGGGATGACCATGACCGCGACCGCGCCGTGGCCATGGGAGAGTACCGCGACCTGGTCACAGGCAAGGAGATGTTCGCCTACTTGCGGGAGTACCGGCCCCGGCGCATCGGGTTCCACACCCCGGCTTGGCTGTCCAGGTTCGTATCGCTGTCCGAGGTCCTGGCGGCGTTCCTGCGCGGCACAAAGAAGTACGGCGGCGCGGACTGGAAGCAGAAGGCCAAGGATTTCAAGAACGGATACGAGGCCGAGCCGTGGGAAGAGGTCCAAGTGCAACGGGATGAGGACAAGGTGTGGGCCATGTGCGATGACCGGCCCCGCATGGTGGTGCCCGGGCCGGTTGACGGAGTGCCGCGTGTTGCCGGACTGGTGGCCGGGGTGGACACCCAGGACAGGAGCCTGCCCTACGTCATATTGGCCTTTGGATTCGGAGAGGCCGAAGAATCATGGAGGGTGCGGGTAGGTCTCGGGCTGACCATCGCGAACATGGAGGAGATTCTCTGGGGGCAGATGTATCGGGACAGCGAAGGCAATGAATACCCGGTCGAGCTGACTTTTTGGGACTCGATGGGACACCGGACCAAGGAAATCTATCAGCTGGCGGCAAAGCATCGCGGCAAGATGCTGCCCATCCGTGGCCGGGACACGCTCAATGCGCCGCTGACGTTTTCCAACATCGAGTATTTCCCGAAGACCAAGAAAAAGATTCCGGGCGGCATCACGCTGGTCAACATCAACAACAAATTCTTCAAGGACGACTTGTCCACGGCCATGTCGGTGGAGCCGGGCGACCCCGGCGGTTTCCACCTCTACAACAAGGAGGAGATGCCGCACGACTATGCCGCGCAGATGTGCGCCGAGTATTTCGACGATGAGCGTCAGGTGTGGGTGCAGCCCTCGGGGAAGAAGGTGGACTACTGGGATTGCGAGAACTACGGGCGGGCGGCCTGGTACCACCTGGGCGGGGCCAACCGGAAGCCCCCGAAGATAAAACGGAAGAAGGCGGCGGTAGTGAAGGAACGACCTGTAACGCAAGCGGATATTCTGGGCGGTTGGCGTCCGGGATGGTTCGGCAAATAGGGAGACAGCATGGAAGAGAAGAAAGATCTGGGCCCGGCATTGAACTGGCAGCAGACGATCAAACAGCTGGGGTGTTCCAAGTCCATGTTCTACCAGTTGGTGGACGGCGGGGCATTCCCCAATGCGTTCCGCCTTGGGAAAAGCAAGGGGATTCGTGTGCCGCAAGCAGACATCGATGCCTACCTGGAGAAACAGAAAGTGGCGTAGCCCAAGGTGTGTTTTTCGCAAAAAGCACACATTTCTGTCCATGACGTCCATAACGTCCATGACGTCCACGACATTAATCCGGAGGCGGGATTAATGTCGGGGCATGTCTATCTGGAGCAGCAGAGAGGAGATCGTAGAGCAGATTGAGGCCAACAAGACGGCTCTCATGCAGGCCCTTTCTCCCAACAACACCGTTGACGGGGACAGCGTCGAATACAAGGATCCGGACAAGATTCGGGCGAACCTCCAGTATTTGAAGCGCGAGCTGGACGCCTATGACGGCAATTCCGGCCCGGTGGCGGTCCAGGGGAAGATCGTGCGATGACCGGTTTTCCTTCCGCCCGATCCCAGGCCGCCGCCCGCCGCAGGACCGTCAAGCCGCGAGGCCTTGGCCGGGTCCGTTCCGCCGCCGGGACCTTCCGGGGCACGATGTCGAACTGGCACTCGCCGCGAACCACCCAGGACGGCGAGGCGCGCGAGCGTGAAGTCATCGCCCGCCGCGCCGAAGACCTCGTAGACAACAACCCGAACGCCGCGTCCGTCATCGATTCCATGACGGTCAACGTGGTCGGGCCGGGCCTCAAGCCGCAGGCGCGGGTCGACCGCAAGGCCCTTGGGTTGACCGAAGACCAGGCGAACGAACTCCAGGAGAGCATGGAGCGCGTCTGGAAGATTTGGAACACCGAGGCCCACTCCCGAGGGCTGGCCACCTTCAACGATCTGCAGTTCCTCGCCCTGCACTCCGTGCTGACCAAGGGCGAATTCCTCTTTCTGCCCCGGATGCTCGACGAAAAGACGTATCCGGAGCGCACGTTCTCCTATGCCCTGCAGGACATTCACCCGTCGCGGCTGTCCACCCCGTTCGAGTTCTTCGACAGGGACAACGTCATCGACGGCGTGGAGGTCAACGACGACGGCCGCCCGATAGCCTACTGGGTGAGCAACCCCAGCCGGTTCGACGGCGGCGAGCTGCGTTCCAGCTCCAGCTATTCGCGGATTCCGGCCAGGAAGGGGCACCGGCCCGGCATGCTGCACGGGTTCCGCCTTACCCGCGAGGAGCAGTACCGGGGTCGCAGCGTCCTGTCTCCGGCCATGAAGTTCTACCGGCTCCTGGACGACTCGTTCGACTACAGCCTCATCGGCCAGATCATGGCCGCGTCCATCCCGGTGTTCATCGCCTCGCAGGACCCCAACGCGGCGGCCGCTGCCGGGGCTTACACCGCCCCCGAACCCTACGACGAAGACGGCAACCCCAACCCGGCGTACCACAAGAACTATGCGCCGGGCTCCATCCTGTACGGGTCGCCGAACGAAAAGCCGTTCATTCTGGAATCGAATCATCCGGGCAACAATTTCGAGGCATTCGCCCGCCTGGTCCTGCGCGCCATGGCCGCGGCCACGGGCATGCCCTACGAGGTCCTGGCCAAGGACTTCTCGCAGACCAACTACTCCAGCGCCAGGGCCGCCCTGCTCGAAGCGTGGCGGGTCTACCTGATCTACCGCTCCTGGGCCGGTGCCCACTTCTGCCAGATCAACTGGGCCATGGTCCAGGAGGAGGCGTTCCTGCGCGGCCTCTGGACGCTCCCGGCAGGCGCTCCGGATTTCTACGACGCCCAGCACGCCTATCTCGGCACCCGCTGGATCGGTCCCGCCCGGGGCTATATCGATCCCGTCAAGGAGATCGTGGCCTCCATCAGGGGCATGGAAGCCAACATCATGACCCACGCCGACGTGGTGGCCGAACAGGGCGGCGACGGCCAAGAAGTGGCCGAGATCCGCGCGGCCGAGCGCAGGCGGGACCTGGAACTCGGCCTCGCTGAGGAGGAGAAAGCGACATGAACGACTGGATATCCCTCTTGGGCAAGCCCTGGTTCATCTCGGACGCCGGGATGGAAACCCTGGTCCGCTTCATGAACGGTGCCAAGCAAGGCCCGGACGGCGGCTCCCAATTTTTCGGCATGGAGTGGGACGCACCGCAGACGACCGCCCCGAGGCACGACTACGACAACATTTCCGTGATCGACGTCTTCGGACCGTTGATCAAGCGGCCCATCTCCACCCCGCGCGGGTTCGAGGTCTCCTCCTACGAGGCGGTCCGGGCCACCCTGGAGGAAGTCCTTGACGACTCTTCGGTGGACGCCGTGATCCTGGACATCGATTCGCCCGGTGGGACCGTGGACGGCTGCCGCGAGCTGGCCGAGTTCATCCACTCGGTCCGGGGCGTCAAGCCCGTTGCGGCCCTGGCCAACGGCGGGATGACCAGCGCGGCTCAGTACATCGGCTCCGCAGCGGACAGCGTGTATGCCGTCAGCCCCATGACTCTGGTGGGTTCCATCGGCGTCATACAGCTGCACCTGGACTTCTCGAAGTTCAACGAGCAGTGGGGCATCAACCCGACATGGCTCCACGCGGGCAGCCGCAAGGCGGCCGGAAACCCCGACGAACCACTTTCCAAGGACGACAAGGCCTATTTCCAGGAGCGCCTGGACCAGGCCTACGACATCTTCACCTCCGACGTGGCCCGATACCTCGGGCTGGACATGGGAGAGGTCTCCGCATGGGCGGACGGCCAGTTTTTCCGTGCATCCGTCGGTCAGGAGCTGGGGCTGGTGCATGGCATCAAGACCCGGCAGGAACTCATAGCATCCCTAAAGGAGGACGCCATGACTAAAACGGCAGCACAGCTCCGCAATGACCATCCCGAGGCTGTGCAGGAAATCGTGAGTTCGACCGAAAAGGCCGCGCTCGAAAAAGCGGACAAGGAAAAGGCCACCGCAGTGACCGAGGCCACCACCAAGGCCACGGATGAAGCCCTGGCCTTGGTCGGCGTGGTCCTTGGCGATGAGGCCAAGGCCAAGATGGAACCCGTGCTCAAGGCGGATTCCGGAATCGCCCAGGCCACGGCAATCGCCAAGGCGATGACTCCCGCCCAGGACGGCCAGGACAACAGCGGCAATGACGCCGCTGCCGACGCGGACGCCGGCGACAAGGCATCCCGCCAGGCCATTCTGGACGGGCTCAAGCAGGCCGACCAGAAAGACGTCGCTCCGGGCGGCCAGTCCGCCCCCACCAAGGAAGAGCAGCGTGCCGCCGCCATCGAGCGGATGTCCAAATTCTAGGAGGAATGAATCATGACCAAGGATTACAGCGCCAGCGAAACCCTGTCGCAGAACAATTTCATGGGCGGCCATCCGCCGCTGACCAAGGCCATCACCCTGGTTTCCAGCGGCACGGAGCGTGAACTCGTGGCTGGTACCGTTCTCGGCAAGGTGACCGCCTCCGGCAAGCATGACCAGTGCATCCTGGCCAACGCGGACGGCACCGAGACCGCCGACCTCATCCTGGCCGAGGACGTCACGATTCCGGCAGCCGGAGACGAAAAGTCCGTGGCCTACCGGCACGGCGAGTTCCGTGAAAGCGGTCTGACCTACGATCCGGCCGCCGATGCCGCCGACGTCGTGACCATTAACGATACCCTGGAAGCCAAGGGCATCTACGTCAAATAAGGAGACTTCATCATGATCCAGTTTGAACGCCAGACCCTGACCGGGGTCATCAACAAACGCCCGCACAAGCCGGGCCTGTTCAAGGAGCTGTTCTTCAAGCCCGACCGCGAAACCCTCGACACCACCACCGCCGAGATCCACACTGTGATCGGCGGCAAAAAGCTGATCCCCTTTGTCACCGACATCGAGGGCGGCACTCTGGTGGACGGCACCACCCGCGAGGCCCAGACCGTCAAGACGCCGCGCCTGCGCCCCAAGGAGGTGTTCAGCGCCGCCGACCTGCTGGAGACCGTCAAGCCCGGCGAGCCCTGCCAGGTCAAGGCCGGCGTGACCGACGACCGCGTCGAGACCGCCATCGCCCGTGACCTGCAGAATACCAAGGACCGCTGCGAGATCACCGTTGAGTACATGGCCGCCAATGCCCTGTGCGGCGGCAAGATCCAGGCGAGCCAGGACAACATCGCCTTCGAGATCGACTTCCGCATGCCGGCTGCCAACATCATCGTGTTGGGCGCAGGTGCTCAGTGGGGCGATTCCGGCGTCTCTATCCTGGAAAACATGCAGACGTGGGCCGACCTGGTTCTCGATTCTTGCGGCCTGACCGTGGACACCATGGTCTGCGGCATCAACGCCCACAAGGTTTTCCGCACCGACGCGGAAGTGCAGGCCGAGCTGGACAACCGCCGCATCGACCTGGGCAGCTATTCGCCCGTGGTCGGCAAGGCGTACCAGGGCCATGTCCAGGGTGTGGACGTCTTCCGCTACGGCGGCACCTACCAGGACGATGCCGGCAGTCTGGTCAAGCTCATGGACCCGAACTACGTGCTCCTGGGCTGCACCTACTCCGAGAATACCATTGTGCATGGTCGCCCCACTGATCTCGAATGCGACGGCCCCACCGAATACTTCACCAAGTCCAACATCATCAAAGACCCCTCGCAGGTCGAGTTCATCAGCGAGACCAGACCCCTGCCCTGGAACAAGCAACCCGACGCCTTCGTGTACGTCAAGGTCACCGGCTAGGAGGAACGTCATGGCAGCTAAAAACAAGAAGATACTCCTGGCCGTCTCCTACGTGGACAAGAAGGGCGATACGCATCTGCCTGGTTCGACTGTCCCCGTGCCTGTTGCGGAGGCTGACAAGATGATCGAAGCAGGCCATGCAATGGACCCGAGCAAGATCGTCAACGTCGACACCCTGGAAAACGAGGCCGTCAAGGCAGCCCAGGCCAAGGTCGCGGAGATGCAGGCCGAGTTGAAGAAGGTCAAGGCGTCTGCGCAGCGCTCCGCCAACCTCGCTTTGATCGCGGAGAAAGGCATCCAGACCCTGACCGAGGCCGTTCTCGAACTGGACCCCGAGGCCCCGAGTCTCAAGGATTCCGTCACCGAGATCCAGGAGCGGCTCCGGGCGGCGACCAAGGCCGACAAATAGTCACGAACAACCTCCTCATCGAAGGGGCGGCCCGGCTTACCGTCATTGGCCGAGCCGCCCCGAGGAGGGGGAAACCCAGAGAGAGATGATGATCGTTACTCCTGTAGAAGCCTCCCTCGCCGCCTTGCTGGTTGCCGTGGTCTCCGGCGTATTGATCCCGCTCTGGCGCGGTAGAAAGTACGTCACCTGCACCGACTGCGATAAACGACACACCGCCGAACAGGAGGCTTGCGACAAACAGCACGCCGACGACAAAGAAGCGCGCCAGGTTCTCTACAGGATGGTCAGGGCACTGGTCATTCATTCCGACATGAGCGCGGAGGAAAAGGAAAAGGTTTTGAACGACCGAGGGGTGGATTCGTGATCTTCCGCGCCGAGCTCATCCGCGACCACCAGGACGAGCGCTGCTCCCTGGGACAGATTTTCCTCTACGACGAGATCGACGCCGTTGTGGCCCGGTTCGAGACCCTGGAGAATCCCTGGCTCGACAACCGGCACAACGTGTCCTGCATCCCGGCCAAGACGTACCGCTGCCGTGTGGTGGTGTCGCCGACCTACGGCCTGACGTTCGAGATCGCGGACGTGGAAGGCCGGACGCACATCCTTTTCCACTGGGGCAACTACCCGAGCAACACCGACGGGTGCGTGCTGCTCGGAATGTCCAGGGCCGAAGATGTTCCGGCCGTCTGGCGGAGCCGCGAGGCTCACACCGAATTCATGAAAATCCTGGAGGGCGTGGATGAATTCCAGCTCACCATCATCGAGGAGGTGGCGTGATGCTTCCGGCTCTGCTCCCGCTCCTGTCCCTGGTGCCGTCCGTGGTGGAGTGCTTCACCGGCGACGATGCCAAGGACAAATCCATCGGCGAAAAGCTGCTCGACGTCGCGGAAACCGTGACCGGTTCCCGCGATCCCGAGACCGCCGCCGAGGCGCTCAAAAACGACCCGGCGCTCCTGGTGCAGTTCGAGACTCGTTGCCGCGAGATCGAGCTGGAATTTTTCCGCGAGGAGACCAAGCGCATAGGCACGGTCAACAAGACCATGCAGACCGAGGCTAAATCCGAGGACCCGTGGACCAGGCGCTGGCGTCCGTTCTGGGGGTTTTCCTCGGCGGTAGCGTTTCTTTTCGTGTGTGGCCTGTGCTGCTGGTTGGCTTTTGACGCCGTTGCGAGTCGTGATGCGGGCGCCTTGAAAATGATTCCGGAGGTGGTGGCGGCATTTGCCACCCTGTTCGCCATTCCCGGCGCGATCCTCGGCGTAGCCTCCTGGCATCGTGGCAAAAAGCAGCGCGTCGAGGCGGGCGAGTCTTCCGGCTTGGTCTCTGGTTTGGCTGGAAAATTGTTCGGGGGTTCCAAGTGAGCCTCGACCACGTCTCCAGCGCCCTGCTCGCCCGCAAGGGGCAGCCCATCGTCTACACCCCCAAGGAGGGGGAGGCGGGCAGCCATGACGCCCTGGTCAAGGATCACGGGTTCGGCATGCCGCCGTCCGGGTGGGACTCGGATTTTTTCGAGGGCCAGGCCCGGTATGTGGAGTTCAGGATTCCTTACGGGCGGCTGGAGGCTGAGCCGCAGTACTGCGACACCGTGACCTTTGACGGCCGCGAGTTCGAGGTGCGGGCGGCCAAGGCCACGCCCGAGACCGGCCCGGACAAGGTCTGGTGGGTGCTCTACGGCGTGGCCGATCAGCGGGGGACGTTCCGATGAGCCTGGACACCGTCAACATCAAGGGGCGGAACTACTCGTTCAGCGACGCCAAGACCGGGACCATGGTCACCGTGCAGGACGGGGTCACGCCGTTTCTGACCTACCTGGCCAAGTCGTTCCCCAAGGAATTCACCAAGGCCCTGGGGTCGGTCGGATGGTGGTTGCGCAAACGCATTCAGGACGCGGCCTACGAGGAGAATCCGCCGCATACCAACTGGCCGCCGCTGTCCGACATCCAACGGTTGCGCACCCTGGACGACGTCAAGCGCGAACGGTTGGGCAAGAGCCTCCGCACCCCGGCCACCCATGCCTTCGGCGCCCTGGTCAAGGCGGTCGGCTACAAGCGCGACAAGACGCTCATGCGGGTGCGGGTCGGGTGGCTGTCGTCGTCCGCCGCCTCCAAGGCGGCCAAGCTGCAAGCCGGGTTCTCCACCCAGGTCACGGGCAAGATGAAACGCTTTTTCGCCGCCTCCGGGCTGGGCATCCCCAAGGGCGCCACCATCGAGACCAAGGGGCGCGAGCTGATCCGCCCCGTGTTCGAGGACTCCCGTGAAGAGATCGGGCGGCGCATCGAGACGAAGATTTCCGAATACCTTGGCCGGAGCGAAAGCCGCTTCGGCAAGGCTGCATAGGAGACGGACATGGACTTTACCGACAGCTGCGACATCGCCACCGCCTGGTACGAAGGTTTGCTTTCGTCCGTGGAGGTCAACGATTTCTGCGAAGCGGAGTTCGGATGCAAGCCGAGCCTCTTCCTGGATTTCGATCCGCGCGATCCGGAGGGCAGCCGCGACGCGCCCTTCATCGGGGTCATCCCCATTTCGGACCGGGACGGCGAGGAGATCGAGATAGGGGCGCACGTGGTCATGGTGGTGCTGGGCATCAATGACAAAGCCAAGACGTCCGATGACGACGGGCGCGGCGTTCGTTACCTGGGCGGCCAGACCCTCAAACGGATGGAAGCCATCGTCCGCGGCTATTTGTCCGCGCTGGAATACCCCCTGTCGGACTGGCAGGCCGAGAAGTCCAACCCCGGCAGGGGCTACTTCGAGCGGCACATTTTCATCACCGTCAACATCCCCAACACGTTGGGGCTTTAGGAGGCGACCATGACTCAGGCAAAAGGATTCAAGGGCAAGGCCCTGATGGGCTTCGAGACGGCCTTCGGCGCGATCAACGCGAAGGGGACCCGGAAACCGTACCTGATCCCGTTCAACACGTTCGAGCCGAGCGCCAGCCAGGCGCTGGAAGACGATCCGCTGATCCGCGGCAGCCGGAACCCCTCGGCTCCGGTGCGCGGCAACATCGACGAATCCGGCCCCGCGACCGTGCCGGTGGATGCCCACGCCATCGGCCTGTGGCTCAAGGCGCTTTTCGGCGCGCCCTCCACCACCGTGGTCGGCGCGGTGAACCTGGACGACGACAACGCCGTGGATCTCGGCAGCGGAAAGGTGGGGCTGCCCGCCACCGCGCACGGGCTCGAGCCGGGGACGACCGTGCTCATCGACGGCACTGTCGGCTACGACGGCTATCACACCCTGGCCCCGGAAACCTCTGCGAACCAGCTGGTCATCACCGCCACCTACGCCGCCGAACTGGTGTCCTCGTCGGACACCGTGACGCCGGCGCGGCGCGTGACCCTGGACGCCGAACCGGTGACCGACATCGGCGGCGGCCTGGTCGGCCTGCCCTGCGCCGGCCACGGCCTGCCCGTGGGCGCAGAGATCACCGTGGCCGGGACCGACAACTACGACGCGACCTACACGATCAAGCGCGGCACCACGACCAGCGTGATCGCGGTCACCGCGACCTATGCGGCCGAAACCCTGAACGGCGACGAGGTCGCGGATTGCCTGTTCTACGAGCACGTCTACGTCATCGACGACTCGCTCGATTTCGAGATGCCGTCCATCACCGTGGAGAAGCGGTTCCCCGACATCCCGCTGTACCTGCACGCCTACGGGCTCAAGGTGGGATCCGCCGATCTGTCGGCGGGCGGCTCCGGCGTGGTGAGCGTGTCCCTGTCCCTGGTCGGCGTGGACGAGCAGAAGAGCTCCGATCCCTTCGACGTCGATGAGGGCGACGTGGCCGTGCAGTACCCGATGGTGCGCTTCAGCCAGGGGGACGCCCGGGTGGTCGACAACGGCGAGACCATCGGCAACCGGATGAATTCCCTGACGCTGAGCATCAACGCCGACCTGGACGACGGCGACGACCAGTACACCATCGGGTCCGGCGGCCGCCGCGTGGCCCTGCCCGAAGGCATCATGGGGTTGTCCGGCAACATCTCCGGCCTGTTCACCTCCACCCGGTTCCTGGACCGGGCCGAGGCCGAGACCTGCACCCCCCTGCAATTCGGTTGGTACAAAGGCGGGTACGGCCTGACCGTGTCCATGGAGGAGACCGAGATCGAGCGCAAGACGCCCGGATTCCCCGGTCCCAAGGGGATCAAGGAGGAGTTCGGGTACCGGGCGTTTTACGACACCGGCGTGTCCGGATCGGCCATCGTGGTCACCCTCAAGAACGAAATCAAAACCTGGACGGAGTAGCACATGAGCGAATTCACCTTTCCCAAAAACCCGGACGAATGCCTGACCCTGGGGGTGGACGACTCCAAGGAATACCTGCGCCGCGAGGCCGAGGCCAAGGGCGACCCGATCAAGGGGCTCGAAGTGGCCCAGTGGGTTATCGAAACGGCCTACGGCGAGGACGTCTACGCGCAGCTCAAAGCGTCCACCCGCGACGTCAACACCCTGAACGCCATGATCACCATGGCCACCTTCGGGCTGCGGGACGAAATAAAAAACTTCACGAGGTCTGGGCATGGCGAACCGACCCGGACCGACTAGACTACTGCCGGACGTGCGGCGAATCCGGGGCGGAGTGCGAGGCGTGCGAGTACGGACAGGGGCCGGAGCTCTGGCCGGAAAACGCGGCGGCGTGGCGCTTGTGGTGCGGCCTGTCCACGCAGTGGCGGTCGTCGGGCTTCGGCGTCACCGGGCTGGATTACTCGGTCATCCGCGAGACGGCGGCCATGCTCATGCCGCCGGTGCGTTGCACCCCGCGCACGTTCGCAAAGGTCCAGGTCCTGGAAGGGGCCGTGCTGGAACGGCAGGCGGAACGGATGGAAGAGCGGCGGCGGGCTACAAGAGCGGGAGCAGGAACTTGAGCGCGGCCAGGAAGATGACGGTCCAGAAGATGAACTTGAGGATCTTCCCGACAGCTCCGAATCCGGCCTTGGCACCCTTCCCCGCAGCGTCGAACGACGCATCAAGCAATTCGCCCGCAGTGGGCGATTCGTGCAGCTTCGGGTCGAGCATCTGCTCGCGCGTGTAGGTGTCTCCGGGGCTGATCGGCTTCATGATCAACAAATAGGTCACGGGATATCAAAAGTCAATCGGGGTAATAGATGGCCGCACAGACACAGATCATCGTATCCGCCAAGGACCTGGCCACCAGTACCATGCGCCGGATCGGGCTGGTCAGCCGCAACCTGACCAGCGAGCTGTTCTCCATGCGCAACGCCCTGATGGGCGGAGCGGTGGCCGGCATGGCGGCCATGGTCCGGCAGTCCATCGAGGCCACGGACAAGATCGGCAAGGTGGCGGACAAGGTCGGCCTGACCACGGACCAGCTCCAGGAGTTGCGCTACGCGGCCAATCTGGCCGGAGTGGCGCAGAACCAGCTGGACATGGGCATGCAGCGGTTTTCCCGGAGACTGGGCGAGGTGGCCCAGGGCCAGGGCGAACTGCTCAAGACGTCCAAGCAGTACGGCGTGGAGCTGCGCAACGCCGACGGGTCTATGCGTTCCAACATAGACCTGCTCGGCGACTGGTCCGAGGTGATCAAGAACGCCGAGTCCGACCAGGAGGCCCTGCGCATCGCCTTCAAGCTGTTCGACAGCGAGGGCGCGGCGTTGGTCAACATGCTGCGCGGCGGGTCCGCCCAGCTGCTCGGCATGCGGCGCGAGGCCAACGAGCTCGGCCTGGTCGTCGAAGAACGGTTGGTGCGCAGCTCCGAAAAGGCGAACGACCAGCTGACCAAGATGGAGATGCTGATCAAGGCCCGCCTGCGGTCCACCCTGGCCGAGCTGTCCCCCGACATCATCGATATAGCCAACGGAACCTTTGAATGGGTCAGAGCGAACCGGGAACTGCTTACCCAGGATGTGCCCGACTACGTCCGGCGAACGATCGAACAGGTCAAGAGCTTCAAGGGGGTCGTGTCCGGCGCTGCGGACAGCGGCCTGTTGCAAACCGCCGGACTCGGTTACATCGGATACAAGCTTTTCGGATCCTTCGGGCCTGCCAAGATCATATCGGCTCTCTACGTCATCAAGCGCGGAACGGATGAACTGCAAAAGATCATGGAGATCGCGGCCGAGAAGTCCGGGCTGCTGATGGCCGCTCCCGAGGGGTACAAGGATACGACGCTGGGAGACTTCATGCCGGGTGGCTCTATCGACAAGAGCTACCGTGAATTCATGTGGAAAATCCTGCCGGGCGTCCTGTCGGGGAAGAACGACTTCTCCGGAAAGATGACCGACGACTACAAGGCGGCGCTTGAGGCCGCCAAGGGACAATCCCTCCCGAAATCGCTCCTCATCGCCAGCCCCCCTTCGGAGTCCGTTGACCCGCGCAACAAGGAATACTCCGGTGCGCGCCCAACGCCGTGGACCGAGCCGGTCACCCCTCCAACCCCTCTGTCCGACCAGCAGCTCAAGCTTCAGGAAAGCCTGACCCGCGAGATCCAGCGGTTGACCCTTGACCAGTACGCCTTCGCCAGGGCCGAGGACGAGCGGACCTACCAGAAGGATCTGGAGATCGCCGGCAAGAGTGAGGAGCTGATCGCCCAGGCCGGGGAGCGCCGCCGCCTGTCTCTGGCGTCCATCGCCGACGAGGAGGCCAAGGCCAATGCGCAGAAGGTTGCGGACGCCACGGCCGCGCAGCAGGAGATAAGCCGGGAGATCGAACGCTACACCCTGGACGAGTACGAATGCCGGCGGCGCGAGGCCACGCGCTATTACGACGACCTGAAGGAGAAGGCCACCGAAGCTGGATTGGATACCGCGGCGCTCGATGCGGGGCTCGCCCGGCAGATAGCCGCCATCAACCAGGAGCAGATCGAGGCCTCGAAGCGGGCGGCGCAGGCCGCCGTCGAAGCGGCGAAGAAGAGCCGCACGGCATGGCAGGTCTATGCCGAGGATTCCATGGACGCCATGCAGGATCAGGCCGACATGGCGCGGACCGTCTACGGCGGCCTGGAGTCCACCATCACCAACACCTTCACCGGGGCCAAGATCTCGGCCATGGATTTCTTCAACGCGGTGTATGCCGAGATGGTCAAAATCAAGATCGCCCAACCCGTTGCCGGATTCCTCACCGGCGGCATCGGCGATATCTTTGACGGCCTGCTCGGGTCCGCCCAGGGCAACGTCCTTTCCGGCCGGGGCATCTCCTCGCTGTCCAACGGGATATACAGCAGCCCCACCTTTTTCGGGTTTGACCGGCATTACTCCAGGTTCGCCAACGGCGGCGTACTCGGAGAGGCCGGCACGGAAGGCGTGTTCCCGCTGGCCAGGACGGCCTCCGGCGATCTCGGCGTGCAGGCCGTCGGCGGCAACGGTGGCGGCGGCAATGTCCAGGTGAACATCCACAACGGTACGGGACAGGCGGTGACCACGCGCAAGAGCACCGACAATTACGGCAATTCCCGGCTCGACGTCATGATCGGCGACGCCGCGGCCAAGCAGCTCGCCACGCCCGGCTCGTCGCTCAACCGGGCCATGCGTTCCAGCACAGGTGCGAAACAACAGGTTGTCAGGAGGTAGAGCATGGCGTCCGTCTGGCCCGCAACGCTTCCCCAGGACCCTTTGTACGACGGGTTCTCGAATCCCTATCCGAACCGGCTGCTGACGCTGTCCATGGACTCCGGCGACGACAAGACCCGTCGGCGCGGACCCAAGCCGAGGCAGGTGACGGTCCGGTACTCCATGTCCTCCGACCAGGTCACCGCTCTGGAGACGTTCTGCAGGGACGTCATTCTGGACGGCTCGCTGTGGTTCGATTGGCCGCACCCCCATCTTGAAGGGTACGTTCGGGCCAAGATCGTCCCGGCGGACTCCGGTCTGTACACCCAGGATCCGCATGGCCTCACCCGAAAGTGGATCATCGGCCTGACCATCAAATACTGGCCCGACGCGCCGCTGACGTAGGAGGCAGGCATGGCTCTTTCCCCGCGAACCACCACCGCCATGATGGCGCAGGATACGTCCGACCGGGACATCGTGCTCATCACCATGACCCACGACTCCTGGACCGAGCCGGTGCGGCTGTCCACCGACCCTACCGAATGGCTGTACAACGATGCGGACACCGGCGAGCCGATCATGGGCACCGTCAGCCGCGGCGGACAGTACCTGTTCGTGCCCATCAGCGCGTCCCTGCCAACGTCGTCGGACGAGAGCCCGCCCGAGGGCAAGGTTTCCTTCGCCAACGTGGGCCGCATGGTCACGCCGTATCTCAAGATGGTGGACGAGGAGTATCCCCGGATCACCCTGGAGTTCGTCAACGCGGAGACGCCCGACGAGGTCGAAGTCTCCTGGCCGGAGATGGAGCTCGGCAGCGCCGAGTGGGACGCCTCCATGGCCGACGTCACGATCATCAACAACATCGCCTCCAACGAGCCCATGCCCTGGCTGCGGTTCGTCCCGGCGTACTTCCCCAACCTCTTCGACTAGGCGGCGGCATGAACACGAGCAAGTACATCGGCATCCCCTTCGTGGACCACGGCACGGACCGCAACGGATGCGACTGCTGGGGATTGGTGCATCTGGTCTACCGCGAGGAGCTGGGGATCGGGATGCCCGACCTGGGCGACCGATACTCCGACGCCTACGCGCGCGGCGAGGTGGATCACCTGGTGGACGGCGTGGCCGAGGAGTCCTGGAACGTGGACGTGACCGACGGGTCGTGGCGTCCCCTGGACGTGATGATCTTTCGCCGCGCCGGGGTGGAGGCCCACGTCGGGCTCTACCTGCGGCCCGGCACCATGCTGCACGTCGTGGACGGCATGGCCGTCGCCGAGGAACGGTACGACACGGCCCGGTGGGGCCGCAGACTTTCGAGGGTGCTCAGGCATGTCGATGCGCGCTGACCAGACCGTCGCCGTCATGGGGCGGCGCTTCGACTCCACACGCCCGGTCTTTTTCGAAGCCATGGCCGGGACGACGCTGGAGACCGTGGTCGAGGAGGCCGTGGGACGGCTGCGCCGGGACCGGGTGTACACCCCTGCCCAGGCGCGCTCCCTGCTGCGCTACGCCCGATGCCGCGTGGACGGCGTGGAGATCCCGAGGAAACGCTGGGCGGAGACCCGGCCCGTTCCCGGCGCGCGCATCGAGGTCCTGCGCACGGTGCGCGGCGGCGGTGGAGGCGGCGGCAAGAGCCCGGTCGGCATGATCGCGGCCATCGCGGTGATGGCGGTGGCGTCCTATGCCGCCCCGGCCATCCTTGGAGCCCTGGGCGGCGTCGAGGCCGGTTTCGTCGGCCCGCTGGCCGCCGGGCAGTTCTACATTTCCTCATGGATGACGGCGGCCGTGACCGGCGGACTTATGATGGTCGGGTCGTATGTCACCGGAGCCCTGTTCGGCCAGGCCGCGCCGTCGATCAGCTCGTCGACCTACGACGCGGGGAGCGAGTCACCGACCTACTCCATCACCGGGGCCAGGAATTCGGCGAACCTCTACGGGTACGTCCCGCTGGTGCTCGGCACCCATCGACACACGCCGCCTTTGGGCGCGAAGAGCTGGACCGTGTGGGAAGGCGAGGACCAGTTCTTCAACATGCTGGTGGTCTGGGGGCACAAGGACATCGTGGTCTCCGACTTCCGCATCGATGAGACGTCCCTGGACGAGTTCACCGACGTCACCCACGAATTCCACCAGGCCACTACCGGGGACGACCTGACGCTGTTCGCCAAGTCGTACAACGAGCAGTCCGTTGGCGCGCTTCTGTCGGAAGAAAGCGGATGGGTAACGCGCACCATCGGAGAGGCCGAGGCCATCTGCTGCGACATCGCATTCCAGTCCGGGTTGACCGAAATATCCACCAGCGACGGCAGCCGAGGAAACTGCACTGTTCAGTTCGAGGCGCAGTACCGCGAGGTCGGCACCTCCACCTGGATCGATTCCGGCCTGGGCGCGATCTCCGCCACACGGGCGCAATCCACGCCCGCCGTGGAGTCATTCCGCATCGATGACCTGGCCAGGGCCGACTACGAGATGCGCATCCGCCGGACCACTGCCGACAGCGACAGCCAGTACATCTACGACGAGGCCACCTGGTCTGTTTCCCGCGCCATCCTGAATCAGGCCGCGTTCAACACGCCGGTGCCGATCTGTGTGTCCGAGCTGCGCATCAAGGCCAATGACCAGCTGTCCGGATACGTCGACGACTTCAACGCGCTGTGCTCGTCGAACCTGCCGTCCTGGGACGGGACCGGGTGGGAGACCGTGGCCGAGACCGCCAACCCCGCTGACCAGATGCGCTACCTGCTCACCACGCGGAGCGGCATGGCCAAGCCATACACCGAGACGAAGATGGACGACACCACCCTGGCCGAGCTCGCCGAGTGGTGTGCCGCCCAGGGGCACGAATTCAACTACGTCTGCGACAGCGAGACCCGGGTGTGGGAGCGGCTGACGCAGATCCTTTCCGCCGGCCGGGCCGCCGTGACTACGGACGTCGACGGGCTGTGGGGCGCGACCATCGATCAGCCGGGCAAGACCATCAAGCAGCTCTTCACCCCGCGCAACTCCTGGGGATGCAAGATCAAGCGCGGGTTCATGGAGTTGCCGCACGCGCTGCGCGTCTCCTACGTGGACGAGGACGACGACTACGAGACCAAGGAGGGCTTCGTCTACGCCGACGGCTACGACGAGGACAACGCCGTGGACATCGTGTCCTGGGATTACCCGGGCGTCACCAACTGGGGCGCCATCTGGAAGATGGGCCGGCGGCACCTGGCCAAGATCCTGCACCGGCAGCTGGGCATCACCCTGTCCACGGACTGGGAGTGGCTGGCCGCGCATCGCGGCGCCCTGGTCGGGGTGGCTTCGGACGTGCTGATGAACGTGTTCGGCTCGGCCCGCATCCTGCGGCTGCTGTTCGACATTGGTGAAGATGCCCTGGCCGAGATGGGTGACGAGATCCCGGATTCCTGGATTGTGTTCGACAATGGGGAGGTGCTCGTCGGGCGCGCGGAGGACATCCCCCTGGGCGAGGACGACGAGCCGCTCGTGCCCGTCGGCGTGCAGATCGACGACACGGTCATCTTTTCCGATCCGGCCCCGGCCCGGTACGGCATCGCCATCCGGGACAACACGTCGCGGCTGACCACCTACGAGATCGCGCCCGAATACGGCGAGGAAAACGACGTGCTCCGTTTTTCCTACGTGATCACCTCGAAGCCGTCGCCGCAGCTCGGGGCGCTGTGCTCGGTGTCCATCCTTGGCGAGGAGTACGACGAATACCTCGTGTCCGCCATCACGCCCGGCCAGAACCTTACTGCGGAGCTGACGTTGATCCCCTCGGCCATGGACGAGATCGAGGCGTCCGTGTCCGGCGAGATCCCCGCCTACGCGCCTCCCGTGCGGCTCGACGTGACCAGGGGAACGACGCTCCCCGTGCCGACCATCACCAATGTTCGCAGCGACGAGGGCGTGCTGGTGCGTGGTGCCGACGGGACGCTCGTATCGCGCATCATGGTGAACTATTCCCTGGGTACGGGAGCGGTGCTGCCCTCCACGGTGCAGGCGCAGTATCGCCGTGACGGAGATGTCGGATGGACCAGCGCGCCCAGCGTCATCGCGGGCGACCCGGTCATCATCACCGGCGTGGAGGACGGCAGCGTCTACGACATACGCGTTCGTGCTGTGACCGTCGCTGGAGTGGCCTCGGGATGGGTGGAGGAACTCGGACACACGGTGGTCGGCAAGTCGAGCAACCCCAGCGACGTGAGTGTGTTCGCTCTCGCTGCCGCCGACAGCGGGATCACGGCCACATGGGGCCAGGTTGCCGACCTTGACGTTGCCCGCTACGAGATCCGCGCCACGGATTCCGGGTGGGGCGACGGGAACGAAATCGCCAGCGGCGCAGGATCGACCGTGCCGCTGCCCATGGCTGCCGCCGGTACGCACACCTACTACATCCGCGCTCTGGACACGACCGGGCACTATTCCTCGGCGTCCGCCTCGGCCTCCATCACCGTCACCGCCCCGGGCCTGACCGGACTGGCCGCCGACTACCTCACGGCCAGCGTGCGCCAGGGGTCAGTCGTGCAACTGAGCTGGACCGGCGTGCAGGCATCCTACTCGATCTCCGGGTATCAGGTCAGGCGCGGGCCGACCTGGGCCACGGCAACGGCCATGGGAGAGGTGGACGCGACCCGGGCGCAGTACCCCGTTGATTGGGGCGGCACACAAACGTGGTGGGTTGCGGCGGTGGACGCCTACGGCAACGTGGGCACGCCGGTCAGCATCGACGCGGTTGTGGTCCTGCCCTCGGCCTCGGCCCTGACGCTCCAGGTTATCGACAACTCCGTGCTCATGCGCTGGACAGGCGCGGCTGGCAGCCTGCCGATTGCCGGGTACAACGTCTATCGCGGCGCGGTGGACGAGGACCATCTGGTCGGTACAGCGGATACCACCTTTACCGTCGTGGACGAGACGGCATCGGGTACGTTCCAATATTTCATCGAACCGGTGGACGCGGCGGGCAACACCGGGACGACGGCCAGCGCCACGACTACCGTGGACGAGCCGCCGGACTTTGTGCTGTATGCTGAATTCGAGGGCGATTTCGACACGGCCACCATGTCCAACATCCACACCATGACCACCGGCCAGCTCTTGCTGCCGGTCAACACCACGGAGACGTGGGCCGAGCACTTTAGCAACACCGGGGCGACCTCTATCCAGGACCTGATCGATGCCGGGTACACCTATTGGTGCGAGCCGAACCCGTCCGTCGCCACCTACCAGGAAGACTACGACGCCGGGGCGGTTATCGCCGGATGCCGGATCGTGGCCGATATCGACCTCACAACCCTGGACGACGGCGTGACGGTCACCCCCCAAATCTACACCAAAGAGGCGTCCGGGGACGCCTGGACGACCCAGGCGGCGGGGCAGTGGGAGGTCTACGCGACTGACTTTCGTTACGCACGGCTGCTGGTGACCTTTGCCGCCAGCGACGACGCGTCGCAAGCCGTGGTGTCCGCCGTGTCGGTGTCGCTGCGGGTCAAGCGGGCCGTGGACTCCGGCACCGTGTCCATCACCAGCCAGGGCCAGACCGTGGCTTTCAACAACGTGTACCTCGACGCCGAGCAACCGGTGGTCACCCCTGGCGGGACGACGCCGCTTGTTGCGGTGGCAGACTTCGCCGACGTGCCCAACCCTACCGGGTTTGACGTGTATCTGTTTAATCTTGACGGCACTGCCGCGACCCTGCCCGTGACCATAGGCTGGACGACTCGCGGCGTGATCCAGGGAGGATAATATCATGGCGAATTGGAGCTTACCCTCAGTATCGGACCTGTATGCCAACGTTTTGGCCTATATCAACGCCAAGTTTGAGGATGCGGCTAAGATGTTCGACGGCACCGGCACGAACCTCCCGGACGGCACGATCCGCTGGAATAGCAGCTCGTCCAAGTTCGAGATTTACGACGCCTCCGGTGGGACGTGGAGTGACCTGGCCTCGACGTATGCCATCACGGTTGCGAATTCAGAAAAATTGGGCGGCTTTAGCACAACCGAAGGCGCGTCCCCCTCAACTATTCCACGCCGTACTCCATCTAGTGATTTGATCGCGAAAAAGTTTATTGGGGACTATATTGTAGTGCAACATGCGGTACAAACACGTGTTGCCGACAGTGTTTTCTACAGTAGCGATGCCGATGAAATGTACAAAAATACCGCATCAGGAATGATTGCAAGCCTCGGACTTGATGCAAGGTATGCTCGGAAGGATATCGACACAGATGTAGAATCTTATCTTACAATCAAAAGCAGTGATGAATTTAGCGTCCTTGAGTTTGAGCAAGCAAACGGACTGACGGCTGCGCATATTTACACGTGGGATGGCCACGATTATGTCACTTTTGCTGTTTTTGATGATGCTGGTAACCGCAAAGAAATGCGTTTGTATGTCAATGGCAGTGCCACGTGGGATGGGCATGAAATCTACACAGACGCAACCGATCTTGGCCTTGGCGAACTCGCTATGATGGACGAGGCGGACTTGGATGATGGTGGCATGTGGGAGTTTGCCTCAAAGGCAGACATCTCCAGCGACGCCACCGTTGAGTTTACGGACCTTGCTGCCGGGTATGCCTACAGATGGGAATTGACGAATATACGTTCAGCATCATCCGGCCCGCTAGATTTACAGATGGCGATTGGGTATGGGGCAACCCCGACTTGGGGCTTGTCTTTGTCAACGTCGATATCGAGAGTAGATTCTAGTGGAGTGCACACTGGGGTCGGAACGTGGGCTACAACTGCCAAACTGACTGATGTGCTCTACGACACTGGAACTGGAGTACACGGGTCAGTTGTTGGCTATCTTGTCCAGGGGACGCGGCCAGCTTTCCAAATAAATACAATGGCGGGAAATGTGAGTTTTATGGGGCATACGGGATACAATGATACAGTGAAAACAATTACAGCGGTTCGGTTCCACGCATCGTCTGGGGATCTCGCTGGTGGGAAAATCGAAATGTTTAGGAGGGCGTTAAACTAATGACTACCAAAATAACGAATGGCGAACGAATTGAAATCTCTGCTGCCGACGTTGCGGCGCTGGAAGCCTCGCGCGCACCGACCATGGGTCAACTTGCCACAACTGCCCGGGCCGAGCGTGACCAACGGATCGCCGCCATCATGTGGAGAGTCCAACGGTATGAGTCCGAGGTCCGGCAGGCCCTTACGCCCACCGACGACATCGTTGCTCTGGACGCCTATGTCCAGGCGCTCCGTGACGTGCCGCAACAGGTCGGGTTCCCGGAAGCGGTGACGTGGCCGTTGTTGCCTGAGTAGTCACTCCTTTGCGGCCGCCAACCGCGAGTAGTGTTTGTTGTCCTTTTTCAGCCAACGAATTTCGGCATGTCCGGCGTGGATCATGTCCTCCTGGAGCAGATGGCCGTCGTGCCAGACCCAGGCCAGGAGGCGGCCGTACTTGCCGTAGCGGTGGCGGTCGAATTCCAGGTCGATGACGCCGCCCGCCTTGTCCACCCATGCCTGCACAAACTCCTTTGCCTTTGGTCCGCCCGGAGTGTCCCACTCGGGCGCGTCCACGCCGAGCAGCCGCAGATCCATCTCCAGGCCGCGCAGCTCGATGCGCAGGGAGTCGCCGTCGATGACCCGCAGGACGTATGCCTCCTCGGCCTGGGCCGGGACGGCCAGGAACAGGATGAGGATGAAGGCCGCTGCCGGGCGCATGGCTACTGCCTGTCGGCGTCGTCCGTAGCGCCTTGGATGATGAAGGCGGCGATGGTCACGCCGTAGAGGTGAGTCGGTTCACCGCTTCGTGTCCGGATGCGGTCCTCGTCCACTTTGAGGTCGGACAGGATGACCGTGCCGGGGACGTCCTCGCCGGGATGGAGCCAGCCCTGGATCATCCGCCCGGCGTGCTCCTCCATGAAGACCTCGAACAGCGTGAGCTCGCGCGGCCCTACCACGTCCCACCCATACAGGAAGCAGCTGGTGGCCAGGGAGCCGCCGAAACGGGTCTCCTCCTCGATCTCGATGGGGCCGAGGATCTTGTCGGGAGTACGGAAGTCGCGCGGGAAGAAGGCGGGGGTGTTGAGCTTCATATTTATACCTTTGGTGTCGGGAATACGTCTTTTCTATCATTGCATCCAAAAAAAAAGATCGTCCGCGTCCTCATCCCCCTCCCCTACTTGTTTGACTTGGTGTCCTGAGCCTGAAGTTTGCGGTCCCTACCGGGTACCAGGAACTGCTCGCGCGGTGTCGGCGGATCCTGGTCGATGCCGCAGGCGTCGCCCTGCAGGCTGACCATCTGGTCGTCCTCGGCTGACCCTCCGGGGTATTGGGCCGGTGACTCGTGGAAGGACGTCTCGCGGGCGGTGAGCCGGGAACCATACTTGGGCGCGATCTTTTGCAGCCGGTTGTTCATGGCGCGGAGGATCGCCTCCATGACCTCCGTCTCCGTGGCGTCCGGGTCCATGGCGAGGTGGGCCTGTTCCATGGAGGCCACGGCCATGGTGACGGGACCAAGGGGCGTAGTCGGCGATTGGGCCGTGCCTGCTGTCTCTGCCTCGGATATGTCCATTGGATGGCGATTGTCTGCAGCGGAGCGGAAGATTGTCCCTCGATAGATGAGCAGGTAGTTGGCGTTGAGGTTGTATTCGCGAACCCACTTCGCGACTGTTTCATAGTCTGGTCTGCGTTTGCCCGCCAAGTAGCCGCTCAGGGCTTGCGGCGTAACCCCGCCGGCCTTGGCGAATTCTTTTTTTGAGACGCCAAGTTCCTTTATAACATCTTCTAATCTATGATGAAATGTCTTTATTGTGACATCTTTTATGTCGCTAGCTTCACGTTTTTTCGTCATAGTTCACGATTTTTGTTTGACACTTCACGTTTGTTTCATTATTTCTATCCCCGACAGCGACCACCAACGAGCAAGGGAGGAAGTCGTGAGTCAGGTTGTTTCCAATCAAAGCCGCCAGGAAGAAGCAGTGGCGATCGTGCAAGACATCGCCGAGAGGTACGGATATCAGCTGGATGGTCTTTGGGGCTGGACTCGCGTGTATGACGATCCCAACTCATTCAAGGGCTTTACCCGTCTTTATTTTTACTTACCCCCGCCCTTCATAGCTGTGTCCTTTCATGATCCGTTCCGGTTCAAGGGGCGTAGCGCTCCGCACGCAATCCCGATCCTTTCCGAAAACGGTCCCCATGAACTGGATGAAGTCCTCCGTGCCGTCGAATCCTACTACCAACAGCTACGGTAGTTTAATTTTTAACAAGGTATGTCAAAAAATGGTTGACCGCAAGAAAGAGCTCAAGAAGTGGTTCATCGACCACCCGAAGATCACCACCACGAAGTTGGGACGGACCTACGACTGCTCCAAGCAGGCCGCATGGCGATATCTCTTTGCGGCTGAGACAGCACCCGCCGGATTTCTTGACGCCTGCCGCAAGGCAGGCATCCCCGAAGACTTGTTGCCCGAACCGACCCGGACCAAGGCGGAACTGCTGGCCGAAGTCGAGGCGTTGCGCGCCGAGAATGCCGAGCTCAAACGCGAGTGCGGCTGCCCCGCCTGACTAAGGCTCTCGAATCGTGTCAGGAATTTCAGACATTCGCGCCTACTGCAACATTAAACCCGAGGAATAATTCATGTCTACGCTAACAGCGCAGGTCCACAAGCTGGTCATCGAGGCCAAGAGCTCCAAGGAACTGGCCGGGATGGTCGGCAAGGATCTCAACCTGCTGCTCAACGAACTCAACCCCATGAACGACCGGAACAAGGCGGGGCTCGACCTGCTGGTGCCGGCCATGAAGGCCTCGGGCGACCTGCGCCCGCTGCACTGGATTGCCGAGCAGTTCGGGTGCGTGGTGCTCGAAGTTCCTGCCGGTGTGGGCGGGTTGAATGAGGTGGGGCAGGAGGCCATGACGGCCACCGGCAAATTCGGCGAGGTCATGCGTTCGTTTCAACACGCCCTGGAGGACGGCAAAGTCGATGCCTGGGAGTTGCAGCGATTTATCGAGACAGGACAGGACGGCGTGACCGCGATGGTCGGTTTCATCGAAGTGGCCAAGGCGGAACTCAAGCGGCAGATGGCGAATCGGAGGGCGCGGCCATGAAGACCATTGCCGAACGGATTGCCGCGGTGGAGGCCGAGCTGGGGGACATCCTGTCCCTGGCCAGGCGTTGTCCGGGAGCGGTGCCGGGTGTCGGCAAGTTGAGCATGGCCCATTATTTCGTGCGGTCGGTCGTGGAAGACGGGGCCCAGCGCAAGGCGCGGGTGAGCGCCATGGCGACGGAGGACGGCGGAATGGATTTCAGCCTGCCCGTTGGGGACAGGTAAAACAGACCGGAGGTAGCCGTGATCAAGACGGAAATGACGGAAAAGACCCAAGAGCAGATCTTCGAGGAGCGGATCCAGCGCATCAAGGACGTGCTGGGCGTGCGCACCCAGGTGCAGCTGGCCGAGCAGCTCGGCGTGCGGCAGTCGTCCATATCCGACGCCAAGCGGAGGTGCTCCATCCCGGACGGGTGGCTGCTCACCATCTGGCGGCGGACCGGGTACTCCCCGGACTGGATCCTGGAGGGCGACGAGTGCGGACACCGGTTCGCGGTGCCGTCCAACCAGGCCGGCCACGCCATCGACGCGGCCACGTTCCGGGCCGAGATCGAGGCGGACGTGCGCGCCGAGCTGGACGACCTCCACATGGAGGACCTGGTGGCCCGCATGCAGGCGATCAACCCGGCCGTCGAGATCCGGATCCCGGCCAAGCAGCCCGCTGGCCAGGACGGCGCGGCGGCGCGGCAGTAGCGAATTTCGCCCGGCGGCCGGAACGGTCCGGCCCGCTCCGCCGGGTTGCATACGGACGAACGTCCGGAACGGTTTCAAGCTGGGGGTTGGAGCGGCCCCCTTGAACAAACGGGAGAGACCATGGAAATTATTCGATTCAGCCCCAGCAGCAACTACACCGAGAAGGAAAAAGAGGGCGAGATCACCATCACGATCTGCGCCACGGCAGAGGAGGCCCGGACTGTCGGACATCTGATCTATCAGCCCGTGCGCATCGAGTTCGACGAGGAATTCCGGAAAGACGATCCCCTGGACGTGTTCATCGAGCAGGAGATCGTCCAGGACGACGCGCACAACCTTGCCTTTTCCGACGTGGTTTCCGCCGCCAGGAAGTGGTGGGAGAAGCACGAAGTGAAGGGGCTGCCTATGCGCGACGAGATGATCGAGCAGCTGGAGAGGAAGCTCAAGCCCGCCAGGATCGGCGGTGAACAGGTGGTCCGCTGGCATCGCTTCAAGACCATGGAAGCAGCGGAAGAGGACGCATAGTCATGACCTGGGACTGGAGCATGGTCGGCGAGATGATGTTCGTGGTCGGTCTGGCGCTGGTGGCCATGGGCGCGATCCATGGGGCCTGCGACAAGCAAGGGAGGAAGTCCGATGACTCGTGATGAAATCTACATGGAGCGGTCGCTGGCCCTGGCCAAGCTGCTGCTGCGCTGCTTCCGGTCGCGCATGGGCGACCTCTCGCTGCCGGGGCTGTATGAGGCGTTCGGGCGCGAGATGCTCCACCCGGATGCCCGGTTCCGCACCTATGCCGCCTTCGCCTCCTGGGTGAAGAAGCACCCCAGCCTGACGGTGGGGTTGGAGTCCAAGGGCACCCACCGGGAATTCGCCGTGCTGCGCCTCAACGCGGCGGCCGCCATGTTCGTGGGGGCCAAGACCGGGGAGTCCCTGCACGTCGATTTCCAGGCCCTGCACGGGGCCCCTGAGTTCATGCCCTGGGGCGACCCGAGCTTCACGGTCATGCAGCACGAGGAGGTCGCATGATCGGCATCGCCTCCCCCACCACCTTGGCGCGGCGGCCGGAGCGCGGCTGCCTGCACAAGCCCCTGAGATGCACGGACGAGGACTGCCCGTCCCGCGACAAGTGCCGGCGGCCTGGCAACCCGGGCGAACCCCACAACTTCAAGCGCAACCGGGGTGACGGACCGTTCTGCGCCTACTTCGACAGCAAGGAGGATCGATGGCAGCCCAAGAAATGAAAAGCCGAGACCTGGCCCCGGACCGGGCTCGGTGCGCGGACGAGGACTGCCCGTCCTGGGAGTCCGGCTGCGCCCGGGCGGAACACCAGCTCGGGCTGGGCCGGTTCACTTGGCTGGCCCTGCGGCGGCCGCAGCGCGCCCGGTACTGCAACCGGCGGATCGATCCGGTGACCCTGCAGGAGACCGGCAACAGGCCCGCCGAGGGCATCGTGGACGTGTAGGCATGGCGAACCTTTTCCCGATCGTCCTCATTCTCCTCATGGGGGGGAGCCGGCGTCGTGGACCTGATCCACGGCCTGACCTGGAGGGCGGTCTACTACCTGTCCGGCGCGCTGCTCAACGTGGCCGTGGTGATGATGGGCAAATGACGGAGGGAGCAATGACGAAGCAGAAAGCGTTGTATGACGATGAATGGGTCAAGGAAATGAACCGGCACACCAAGTCGACTCTGATCGAGTGGTTCAGGGATGTCTGCAAGGCTCGTGATCATCAGATCGCGAGGAAAGAGCAGTTGGTTGCCGCGACCACGGACAGCCTCCGTAGGATCGAGAGATATTTCGACAAGATTGGCGAAGCCATGAGCGAGGGTGCCGGACGGGAAGGGATCGTTCGGATGTGCGCCGAGGCCTCGGCCTCGGTTGCCAGGGCACGACAGGGCTTGAGTCCGGAAGCACCGGGGAATTCCGCTGCCAAGCTGGATGAGCTCAAAACCGACAACGAACGGCTGCGGGACATGGTCAAGGCCATGCGCACGGCTGCCGTCAAGTCCCTGCACCTGTCCCACGAGGGCGAACAGTGCCGCGCGTGCGGCGAGATGGGCGGGGAGCATGCGCACGGTTGCCCCGTGATCCCGGTCATAGACATCAGCCTGATGCCCATCGACTGGGTTCACCATGGGCCGGAGTACCTGGATGGGCAGCAACAGGATGCCGGGCATGCGCTGCTCGTGGCCCGGTCCCTGGCCGAGCTCACGGCGAACGCGCACAAGGGCGACTTCGCCACCTGGGTGCCCTCGCCGGAGGACCTCAAGGCCGAACTGTACCACCACGCCGACAAGTACCTGGCAGCCTGCGACGCCGGGGATCTGGACGAGGTGGCCGAGCACCTGGGCGACCTGTTCAACTACATTCGCAAGGGGTGGGAGCTGATGGAGACCGCCAGGCGGGAGCAGACCGATGAAGGTTAAGCCCATCCTTTTCAGCGGCCCCATGGTGCGGGCGATCCTGGCCGGGGCCAAGACGCAGACGCGGCGGGTGATCAAGCCCCAGCCGCAGGACTGCAAGACCCGGCTCCCGATGGTCGAGCAGGTGGCCGACTACTGCACGGGCAACCCCGAACAGGGCAAGGCCTACTACTGCCGCATCGCCGGGTGCTGGAACTCGACGGAGCCGTTCTTCCCTGCGCACAAGCCGGGCGACGTCCTTTGGGTGCGCGAGACGTGGCGCGAGTTCGACAGCATCGACGAGTGCGGATGTTCTGACGCCCCTTGCGGCTGCCCTCCGCACGGATGCCCAATCTACCGAGCTGATCAAGACGACGGCGAAAGCATCTGGCGCCCCTCGATCTTCATGCCCAAGAAACACTGCCGCATCTTTCTCAAGATCACGAATGTCCGGGCCGAGTGGCTGCGGGACATCAGCATGAAGGATTGCCTGGCCGAAGGCGTCGGGGAGCTTCCCGACCACGGCAAACATTTCCAGAACGGGTCGCACCTTGAAGGGACCTTCCGCGCCCTGTGGGACTGCCTGAACGCCAAGCGCGGCTATGGATGGGACGAGAGCCCCTGGGTGTGGGTGTACGAGTTCGAGCGCACGGCCAAGCCGGAGGGGTGGCCGGATGCTTAAGCCCTACGTCCAGGAAGACCGGGGAGCGACCCTCTCCCAGGACCGGCGGTACCGGTACAAGCTCTGGCGGCGCTGGGGGACCGGCAGGATGCTGCTGTGGATAGGGCTGAACCCGTCCACTGCTGACGAGAACATGGACGACCCCACCATCCGGCGCATGGTCGCCTTTTCCAGGGACCTGGGATTCGACGGGCTGACCACCTGCAACCTGTTCGGGCTGGTCTCCCCGCATCCGGAGGACTTGCTGCGGGTGTCCGATCCCCTTGGCGACAACGATCATCACCTGCTGGAGGCCGCGCAAAAGGCCGACGCCATCATCTGCTGCTGGGGTGCGTTCAACGTTGGCGGCCGTGACCGTGAGGTCGTGGAGCTGCTGGCCGGCCATGCGCTGCACTGCCTCGGCCGGAACCAGGACGGCAGCCCCAAGCACCCTCTTTACCTGCCCAAAAAGACGAAAATGGAGGAATACCATGGCTAAGAACAAGCTCACCGACCTGAGTGACCACCTGTTCGCGCAACTGGAACGCCTGGGCGACGAGGAACTCGAAGGCGAGAAGCTGGAAGAGGAAATCAACCGCTCCCACGCCGTGACCAACGTTGCCAAGGAGATTATCTCCAACGCCAACCTGATACTCAAGGCGCAGGTGGCCGCGTCCAACGCCATCGGCGGCAAGATGAAGGCTCCCGACATGCTGTGCATCGACCAGGGCGGCGAGGACTAGCCGGTGGCCCGGGCTAGGTACACGAAGGATCAGATCGCCTTCCTGCGGGAGTGGTGGCCTCAGATGGCGTTGGACGAGCTGACCGAGGCGTTCAACTACGTCTTTGATCAGGATCGTCCCGAGCGCTCCATCAGGTACGCGCTCAACGACCGCAAAATCAAGTGCGGCCGCCGGGGCGGCTTCAAAAAGGGCGACCGCCGGCAGTACACCGACGAGCAGCTCGACTTCCTGCGCGAAGGGTACAAGGCCCACCGCCTGCCCGAGCTCACGCGCCGCTTCAATGAGCGGTTCGGCACGGACAAGACCGAGAAGCAGATCAAATCGACGCTCCAGAACCACAAGATCCGGTGCGGCCGCAAGACCGGCTTCAAGGTGGGCGAGCGGCGGCAGTACACCGGCGAGCAGCTCGCGTTCCTGCGCGAGAACTACCCGAGGATGGGCCAACAGGAACTGCTGGCTGCCTTCAATGCGGAGTTCGGTCTGGACAAGACCGTGCAGCAGCTCAAGGCGACATTGAACAACTACAAGATCCGGAGCGGGCGCACCGGGTGCTTCGAGAAGGGCCAAAAGGTCTGGAACGACGGCCTCGCCGGCAAGGGGGTGTGCAAGCCGAACAGCGGCAGCTTCCAGAAGGGAAGCATCCCCCCGAATCGGAAGCCTTTGTGGGATGAGCGGATCTGTTCAAAGGACGGGTTCATCCTCATGAAGGTGCCGGAGACCGATCCCTATACCGGCTTCCCTACCCGCTACAAGCACAAGCACGTGTGGGTGTGGGAACAGGCGAACGGGCCGGTGCCGCCGGATCACGTGATCCGCTTCCTGGACGGGGACAAGCTCAACTGCTCCCTGGACAACCTGGGGTTGTTCACCCGGGCCGAGTCCCTGGAGATGACCAGGCTCGGATTCAGCGAGGTGGAAAAGGAAGCCAAGCCCGCCATGGCCGCCCTGGGGCAGCTCAGCGCCAGGACCAAGAAGGCCGAGCGGGATCTGCACGGCTACTCCACTCCCGGCGAAGTGCGGGACAAGGTCCTGGAGATCGGCCAGCGGTACCCGGGGGCGTTTTCGGCGCACGAAATCCAGCAGGCGGGCTGGCCGCACATCAAGGGGAACAAGGCCGTGAAGCTCGGTATTTCCCTGGCCCTGTCCGACCTGGTCAGGAAGGGGCAGCTCCTGCGGGTTGACCGCGGGCTGTACGCCGCTGCGGAGGTGGCGGCGTGAGCGATATTTACACCGATCTCCACGCCAACCCCTGGGGGCTGTACCGGGTTGACGGCACCGGGCCTTACAACGGCCATTTCTGGCCCATGCGGGACGACGAGTACCGAGCATACGAGGACCTGGACGACCGGCGGATCGAGCACATCCAGGACCGTTTGAAGCGGGTGTGGATCGTCGGGTTGCAGGACGGCCGGTGGATGTCCCAGGGACACATCTACAAGCAGCAATTTTTCGCCACACGCGAGGCGGCGTTGCGGTCCGCCGTGGCCCGGTATCTCCGGCTCCTGCGGTACGCGAACCGCAAGTGGAAGGACTCCGGCCACTCGTACACGGGCAGGCTTCCGGACGACCTGTTCGAGAAGCTGGTGGAGTGGGCCTATTCGGTCCTGGGCCGGGCCGCGCCCAAGGTGCGGGCGTCCGGACGGGTTGTGGCGGTACGGCGAGCCAGGCGGAGTACGCCGTCGCTGATGGACTTTGTTTAAGGGAGGGAAAATGAGGATTGCATTGCACGACGCGGACGACACCAGATTTCCCAATCTCGCGCTGATGAAGCTCGCGGCCTTTCACAGGGCGCAGGGGGATCAGGTGGAGAGATTCAACGCCCTGGTGGACAGGGCACGGCCTTATCACCGGATTTATTCCAGCAAGGTGATGGCCTTCACGCCGATGGACCCTTACTTGCCACGGGACGAGCGGGTGGTGTTCGGCGGTCCGGGGTACAACATCATGGCCACGCTTCCCAATGAGGTGGAGCACATGTGCCCGGACTATTCGATCTACAATCTCAAGGACCGCGCCTACGGGTTTACCACGCGAGGGTGCATCAGGCGGTGTGAAGGGTGCATTGTCCCGGAAAAGGAAGGCGGTATCCGTCCCCATGCGCATGTGGAGGAGTTCTGGAGCGGCCAGAAAGAGCTGGTGCTCCTGGACAACAATAATCTCGCTCACCCCCATGGCATCCGGCAGCTCGAAAAGATTGCCGGGTTGCCGGTCAAGCTGGATTGCAACCAGGGCCTTGATGCGCGTCTGGTGGATCGCCCCGTGGCCAAGGTCCTGGCCAGGATCAAGTGGATTCGATTCATCCGGTTCGCCTGCGACCATCTGGAGCAGATGCCTGCTGTGGCCAATGCCATCAATCTGATTCGTGAGGAGTCCGGAAAGGTGGGGGAATATTTCGTCTACGTGCTGGTCAAGGACGTGGAGGATGCCCTGGAGCGCGTCGAGTTCCTGCGCACCCTCAATGTGACGCCCTTCGCCCAGCCCTTCCGGGATTTTCACACCAACGCGGAGCCCACCCAGGAACAGAAGGATTTTGCCCAGTGGGTCAATCGCATGTGGACGTTCAAGAGTTGCTCCTGGGCCGACTTCGAGCCTGGCAGCAGGCGTCGGAAAATCGGAGCGATCCCTAAGGGGCTTCCGCTGCTTGAAGGCGTCGAGGGCGCACATCGATGAGCAACATGAAGCGGCCCATGGCCCTGCACCACGGCGGCAAGTTCAAGCTCCGCCATTGGGTGATCGAGCACTTTCCCGCGCATCGGGTGTACATCGAGCCGTTCGGCGGGATGGCGTCCGTGCTCCTGGAGAAGGAGCGGGCCGACCTGGAGGTGCTCAACGACCTGGACCACCAGATCGTGAACCTCTACCGCGTCATGCGCGACCCGGTGGCCTCGACCAGGCTGGCCGACGAGCTGCGGCTCACGCCCTATGCGCGGGAGGAGTTCGACGCGGCCTATGCGGTCTGCTCCGATCCGGTGGAGATGGCCCGGCGCTACCTGGTGCGGGCGTTCATGGGCTTCGGGGCGAACTCGGCCACCTGCCCCTACAAGAACGGCTTTCGGTCCAAGCGTCCGGACTTCAAGTCGCCCGCCTACGAATTTGCGGCATACCCCCCCCATGTCGAGTATTTCCGGGAGCGTCTTGCCGGAGTCACGATCGAATGCAAGCCCGCCCTGGACGTCGTGGAGCGCTACGACGAGCCGGACGCGCTCATCTACGTGGACCCGCCGTACATGCCGGAGACCCGGATCGCGAGCCAGACCATGAGCTACCGGCATGAGATGACCGTGGTCGACCACGAGATCCTGGCCAGAACGCTTCGGCAGGCCCAGGGCATGGTGGTGCTCTCCGGATACCGGTGTGATGCCTACGACGAATGGTTCAGGGGTTGGACGCGGGTGGACCGGGACTGCTGGGCCGAACGTGCGGCCAGGCGGACCGAGAGCCTGTGGATCTCGCCGAGGTGCGAGGAACGGCTCCGGCGAGAGGCCGAGATCCGGGACGCGAACATTTTGCCGCTCATGAGGGCGGTCAACTGAACAAGGGGTTGGAAGATGCGCATGCCAGAACTGGAAAAGGAACGGCGGGACGTCCTGCTGAACTCCAAGGCCGGGTGTTTCGAGGGGCGGGTGGTCTGTCCCAGGTGCGAGGGGTTCGGCGTCGAGCCCAGGGACAGCGACCGGGAGGAGGAAGCGGTTTGCCGCCTCTGCAAGGGGTGGTGCGTGGTCGTGCGTCAGGTGAAGATACAGGTCCAGGACCGTCCTGTCCGGGACGATGAATAACGGGAGGAGAGATGGAAAATACCGAGATGAACCCCAAGGGCAGCGTGGCTGCCGTGGCGCTGAGCGTGGCCCGCAAGCGGAGCGAGAAGATACACGCCATGCGCAAGGCCTTCGAGAAGAAGGACCAGCGCCTGGCCCTGGCCCTGGCGCGCGAGATCTGCGGACTGCCCAAGGACAACGATGCCTGAGATTCCTGTGGTGGAGCGACATGCGAAAAAAAAGGCCGGGATTAACCGGCCTTGAAGAAAAAAGCATACGGGTGTTTCAATCCTCGCAGTGATGCGACAAGTCCCTGATATACGGCCATGGCCTGGCCGTCAAGCTCTCTGATAATTGCATAGGATTGTTGACTAGACCCCTTCTTGGATGCCGGGTACGGCGTCCAATTTCGCAAGGATTTGAGCTATGTCATTGGACTTGCTCTCCAGCAATTTGCGCAGGCCGCGCAATGCCCACATGGGTATATCGCGTTGACCGGCCGCCCATCTGGATACCAGGCGAGGGTCAATGCGCTCGCGCGGGCCATCCGGGTAGTACGGTCCCAGGGAATAGGCCAGCGGCCTGCGCCACTGTTCGCCGTGCAGGTATTCGCCAGCCGCGTAGAGTGCGCGGACGGCTGCCGGAGCGTCGCCCGGGAGTGTTGCCAGTGTCTGTTGCGGTATCGCCATGCTACTATGTCCTTATGTTGATGGTGTCGGGCCTGATCAAGACGGCAAAGCCAGCTTCGGTCATGAGCCTGGACAGGCTGACGCCCAGTGCCTCGGCGCTGGATTGGATCATGGTTTTGGTGACCGGATCGAGGTCTATCCTCAACCGGTCCGCCCTGGACTCAAGCGTCCGGATCACCTGTTGCTCTGCCTCGGCCCGTCCAAGGGCAAAGAGCGATGGATCGGCCATGGCCGCGCAATAGGCCAAGGTGAGGTAACGACCGAGTTTGACGCCGCGCCGGCGCGCCTCGCGCCCAAGGATCGCCACGGCATCCGGGTGCATGCGGAGGCGCACGCGGCCCTCGCGCTCCATTTGCCGACGCTCTTGATACCGGTCTTTGGCCGGTTTGCTGGCCGACAGGACCGCCTTGGCCTCCCGGACAACCCTCTGGCGGGCATCATCCCTGGTGGCCGCCGGGCCAGTCTTGTCCATCTTGCTCCATTTGGTCTTGATGGATGCCTCGGATCGGCCAAGCTCTTTGGCGATGTCCGCATTGCTGGCCCCATCCGTTTTGAGACGGCGGAGCCTCTCAAGGTCCCCTTCGGTCCATTTGGTATGGGCCGTGGGGGAGAGCAGGAGCCCGGCGTCGGCTTTGCGGTAGTGTGAGGCCTTCCAGGCGCTTGCTGCGGCCTCCGACGTGTACCAGTGGCCGTCAACCTCCTCGCCCTGACAAAGCCCGCGCTGGATTGCCCCGCGCAAGGTGGAGCCATGGACCTGGATACGGCGGGCCGCCTCCTCTGCCGTGATGTCGTAGATCATGTTGTCTCCGAGGTTATTGGTGTTCCGGGAGCGCGATGCACTGGAGATCGCCGTCAATCTGCCGCCACTCGACGGAGCGGTTGATGGCGTTGATCCAGACGGCCCCGTCCACCGGATTGGCGTCGTAGACCTCGGCCCCGGTAGACGCCCTGCCATTGTGGTATGCCGAGTTGATGGCGCTCATGACGAGGCCCAGCTCATGGCCGGTTAAGCGGTCCGTGAGTTCGTCCGGGATTTGTGCACGGACGGCGGCCACGGTGACGTGGCCCTTAAATCCATCATACGCTGCCATCATGTTGTTGTACTTGGTCGTGTGCATGGGGTTTCCCTCCATTGGTTTGCCGGGGTTTCCCTCCGGGCGGGTTAAGGGAGAGCCTCTCGACTCTCCCTGTTATGTCTAGATACCGTAACGGGTGATGATGTCCTGGATGGTCGGGATATCTATGACTCCCTGCTTCGCCGCCATTTCCAGGGTGCCCGGTAGAGTCTGATGCAATATCCACTTGCGGTTGTCGAGCCACCAAGAGCAATCCAGCGGCATAGCCCGAAGCAGTTCGCCGAGGCCGTCGGCGGGATAGTCAGGCATAACCCTGTCGAGCTTTTCGGCCCACTTGGTGATGACGGACGCGGTAAACTCCACTTGCTTGTCAGTCCCGGTCAGTTCAAGACCAAAAAAACCGGGAATGGTAAACTGCTTCAGGACGCCAGCGTTCCAGGCTACTTCGCGGATGGTGTTGTTGGGGATTTGCGTGGGGTTGGTCATTGGGGTTTCCCTCCATGTTTTTGCAGCGGTTGCCCTTCTGCGTTGTTCTTGTCCTCAATATAGGGACAAGCGGGGTCAAAGTCAACAAGTAATTTCGTTTTTTTGCAGATTTATTATGTAATAAAAATGTATAGTTATAAACAAACGTCAAAAAATAGGGAAACAGGTGAAAGAAATGAGCAGATGCAACCAGTGCGTCCATGAACCCGAATGGGAACAGCGCGAGGATTATCTTATGGGAATCATCCCCTGCGGGTACTGTGGTGAGACAGGGCAGGAAATTGACGTTGATGGTCCGGCGTTCCGTAACGACGACGGAGAAGACATTACCGACTGTCCATCCTTCCAGAGTCGATTTAAGTCCGCCGATTTGCGTAAGCCGTCAATGGGCGTTGACGAGTTGGACTAGGAACTCAGCATAAGGAGATAAACATGAAGTTGGACAGGAATGTCAACGACGACGGCAAGGGCAAGTATTCTCTTATCAACAACCGGACCGGAGAAACACAACACGGCGACACGCCAGAAGATGAATTTTTCGTCATCAAGCTCAAGGACAAGTACGCCCAGGCAGCGCTGGTATCTTATGCAAATGCGGCCGCCCAGGACGATACAGAGTACGCAAATGAGGTGATGGAGATGGCCACGCGATCCGGCCCCGCCCATCCGCTGTGCAAGATGCCGGATTAACCACTCACATGAGATTTAGCCATGTTTGAAAAAGTAAATACACCAACCAAGGCCGTTCTGTGGGCTATGCTCCTGGGGGCTATGCTCTATGGCAACCTCATGGGACTCTATCAGGATTACATTGGACAGGCCGGATGGGTCCACATGGTTGAAACCAAGTGGGTTGATTCGCGCATCACGGCTCCCCTGCACGGCCTTTTCGTCGTTTACATAGTCTGGGCTGCGCGGAACCTGATACGACGCGGAAATGGCAAATAACCACGAATACCGCCGAGGCAGCCAATGAGTGATACAACGTGCGAATTTATTGCCCTCTTGGGTTTCGCGTTTCTACTTTTTTCAGTCGTCATGGTCTGGTCATACGTGACGGACAAAATGAAACTGGAAGCCATTAAAATGGCAAAGGAATTAGCTGAAAAAGCGGCAGAGTTGGAAAAGTCGCAGAATACAACCGAAGAAGGTGAATGATGAAATTATTCAAAGCCATTTTAGAGTCCGGACCTTACGCCCACTACAATCGAACGGCGTACATTGTGGCCGAAGATTATGGCGATGCAGAAACATCACTGACGGCACAGTCTGACCTATGGGAATCCTCTTTCGGTAAACGCATTGCTCGGCTTGATGAGATCGACAATTCGGTCATGCTGTCCGACGCGATAATACAAACTGATAATCCCAACACACACAAATGACCTTGTGCGTGCTGGCGACACACACAATAACTGAGAATATTTCCGAAGGCGATAAGGACTAAGACTTATGACTGCACCGTTTGCCACCAAACACCGCACGCCACTGGCTGGCCGCGCCCTGGCTTTTGCCATGGCGCTGACAAAATTGGGCCAGCGTGGACGCCAGCAGGTCGGCCTTGTGGTCGTGCCACCATTGCTCGTTGTCCAGCGTCCAATCCTGCCCGAGCAGCTTGCGCAGTCGCTTGATGGTGGTTCGGCTTATGGGCAAGTCGATGGTGGCCGGGGCGTGGCAATGGGCCGCGAGGTAGTCGGCAAGGCGCGGCGTCAGGATCGCGCGCGGGCTGCCGCCGCCGGGACCGCGTTGGACGGATCTGGGCCAGCCCAGCAGCACGGTAAAACCGTCTGGGTGCGAAATCTGCTCTGTCTGTCACAGAGTCATTCTCCCCGGGACGTTGGCCGTCAAATCAATGAATGGCGAAATGAAACACGTGGACTGCGACAAAAGGAGATAGGCATGGAAAATACCGAAATGAATCCCCAGGGCAGCGTGGCGGCCGTGGCGCTGAGTGTGGCCCGGAAGCGGAGCGAGAAGATTGACGCCATGCGCAAGGCCTTCGAGGAGAAGGATCAGCGCATGGCTATCGCCCTGGCCCGAGAGATCTGCGGCCTGCCCAAGGACAACGATGCCTGATATTCCGGTGGTGGAGTTCCTGCGCGTCTCCACGGCCGAGCAGGCCGTGGAAGGCAAGGCCGGACTGGCCCGGCAGCAGGCTGCCTGCAGGGTGGCCGCAGAGCGCCATGGGCTGGTCGTGGTCGACCACGTGGAGCTGGTCGACGTGTCCGGCACCTGCGCGGCGAACACGCCCGAGATGGCCGCCATCCTCGTGCTCCTCCGCTCCGGCCGGGCCAAAGGTCTGGTGGTCGCCGATTTCGACAGGCTGTTGCGCGCGGACGACTTCAGATCGTTCGGGCTGCTCCAGGACATCCAGGACACCGGGGCGCGGATCTACATGCCCGACCAGGTGGTGGACCTGGCCAGCCAGGCGGGATTCCTCATGGGCGGCATCCAGTCGCTCATGGCCGGCAACGAGCGGCGGCAGATCCTCAAGCGGTCCATGGAGGCCAAGGAGGCCATGCGCCGGCGCGGGGAGCATGCCGGTGGTGCGCACATACTGCCCATGGGCGTGGCCTACGACAAGAAGACGCGGACCTGGTCGTATACCGAAGACGCCCAGCTGGTGGCCGAGGCGTTCGCGCTCTATGACGGCGGGGTCCACAACTACACGGAGATCGGGCGGCGGCTGGGCCTGGGGCGGCGGCAGACCAAAGGCCTCCTGACCAACGAGATCTACATCGGGTTTCGGGTGTACGACACCTATAAACGCGGCGAGCGGTATGTGCGGCAGGACGGGAGGCAGGCGGGGCGGCGCAGGGTGAAGCGCGCGCCCGAGGACGTGATCCGGGTCAAGGTGTTCGACGAGCCGCTCATCGACGAGGCGCTGTTCTGGAGGGTGCAGGCGCACATCCTCAACAAAAAGAATATCTTTGTTCAACGGCAGTCCGGCGTGGGCGATCGCTACCTCTTCGCCGGCATGGTGCGTTGCGGCGTGTGCGGGCATCCCATGTACACCGGGGGCCGGGAGAAGCCCAAGCAGGGGCTTGGCTACTACAGGTGCAGGGCGCACACGAGCTGGGGCATACGGAAGGGGCTGGTCTGCGAATCGCCGACCCAATTCCGCAAGGCGCCCTTGGAGGAGCTGCTGCTGCGGTTCATTGCCACCAGGCTGGCCAGCGAGGAGTATCTGCGGGAGCAGATCGAGAACATCCGCCAGCGCAACGGCGTGGAGCGACGGCAGGCCGAAATGGCCCGGCTGCTCGAACGGCGCGACAAGGCGGCTGCCAAGAAGCGGCGCGTGCTGGCGCTCTACATCGACGGCAGTTTCGACAAGGCGGATCTCGACCGCAAAGTCGAGGACATCCAACGCGAGGCCGACGGCATCGAGGCGCGGATCCGCGTGCTGACCCAGGAGGCCAAGGACCTGGACATGGACGCCCAGGAAGATATCGCCAGGAACCTGGCTGCGGCGTTCAGTGAATTTCCATTCTGGTCGCACGACGAGCAGCGGGAGCTGCTGGAGGCGCTGCGGCCGAAGTTCTACGTCACGGTCGAGGGCGTGGTGCGCATGGCGCTGCCCATGGAGATGGACGTGGAGCCGGTGTTCCGGTTCGTCGAGGACGTGACCATCGAGGAGCTGGGGCTGGAGCCCGGCGGCGAGTACACCTCCACCGCCCTGGCCAAGGCGTATGGAGAGGCGGTGTCCGGCTTCTGTCACAAGGTGCAGCAGGGCATCTACATCGATGCGGCCAAGAAGTCAGGGAAGAACAGATATTACAATGAGGACGAGGCGTTGGAGAACTACAGACGATTCAGGGCGCACCGCATGGGGTTGCCCATAGACAGCGAGGGGATGGGCCGTGGTTAAGGATTTAGACACAAGCGGCGTCCGTTATGGAACTGAGTCCTGCCGGGGTCGGTGGAAAAGGTGGAGCGCAGAAAGCACCCCCGCTTTTCCAGGTCGCGCATGACCGTCTCCCCGTCGGCGCAGTCAAAGAGCCGCTTGTACGCGCGGTGCAGTTCCAGCGGATCAGTTTCCATGGACGCCTTCCTGCGCTTCGGGTGCGGCCTCGGGATCGGGCACGGGATCGGGCACGGGATCGGGCACGGGCGTGGTTTGGCCGGGCTGGCCGCGCCGGGCGAGCAGCCCCCACAGTTCCGTGAGCACGTTGGGCCGGTCCGTGTACGATTCGGACAGGGTCTTGGCGATGGCGGCCACGTCGGCAACCATGCGCGAGGTCTGGGCGGACTGCCCGGCCTTGGCCTTGCCCGCGCGCGCCTGGGCCACCTCGTCCTCGGAGTTGAGGTAATCCGACGGGGTGTCGAACAGCTCGGCCACGTGCCGGGCCACCCGGTCCGTGCGGAAGTTGTCCATGATCCCGAAGGGGTCGCTTCCGCCCACCAGGGGGGCCAGGTACTCCATGGTCCGGGTCAGCCCCTGGGCCTCGGACTGCTTGCGGGCGCGGGCCATGGGCGAGGTATAGCGGACCTCGACGTCGTCCGGGGTAAGCCCGTCCGGGAACCGGGGCAGCTCGCCCGCGCGCAGCAGGATGCGGAACACGCGCCGGATGAGCGGGCTCAAGAACTCGGTCTGGAGCCTGCCCAGGACCGGCCCGAGCACGCGCATCTTCTCGGCCTGGCGGATGACCGCCTCGGTGGCCGTGACCGCAGGCCCCTCGGGCGCGAGCTGGTCGCTGAGGAAGATGCGGCGGATGGACTCGCGCCGCTGGTTCATCATCTCCTCGGTGGCGGCCAGGTCCACGCGCACGGGCAGGGACTCGATGCGGTCCGAGGACCCGGCCCGGTAGTAGGACAGCCCGCCCGGCCCGGACCGGACCGGGCCCAGGAAGCCGTCGTCCGGCACCATGAGCGGCGGGTCGGCCATCTTCTCGGCGGCCATGAGCGCGGTGCGGCCCATGGCGTTGAGCACGCGGGTGTCGGACAGGGCGGTCTGGCCCGGCCCGCGCCCGTAGATCTCCCCGGCCGCCTTGGCCCAGCGGGGCACCAGGTAGGGCATCTCCAGGTACCCGGACTCCTCCAGCACGTGCTCGGTGGCCACCTCCAGGTAGACCGAGGCGTAGGGGAAGTTGGCCGCGCCGAGCCCCATGGGGTCGCGGTCCGTGCGCGGGAACACCGCGTGCAGGATCTCCACGGGCTCGTCCGGGTTGTCCGCGCCCTTGCGCCGCGCCTCGTCCGACAGCCCGTCGCCCCACTCGCGCAGGGCCTGGCGGGCCGGGATTTCGTAGCGCCGGTAAACCGTGTCCACCATGCCGCGCGGGGACTCGGCCACAAAGACCTCGCCCAGGGGCCGGGTGGAGAAACGGACCGCCTGCCCGGGGTCCGCCTCCACGTACATCACGGCCGTGCCCAGCAGGGCCACGTCCAGGTAAAGCTCGTGCACGTTGGACTGGAACCCGGTGTCCTGGCTGTTGAACACGGCACCCATGCGCTCCCGGGCCTGTTGCAGGAAGGCGCGCACCTCGGCCGAGTCGCCGGTCTCCGGGTCGCGGGCGCGGATGTCGAACCAGGTGGCGGCCGGGTCGGTCAGCAGCCCGCCCAGGGACGAGGCCAGCATCTCCAGGGAATGCATGGGGGTGGAGTCGAAGATGCGTTCATCCCCGGCCCGCCCCCGGTTGTAGGTTGTGGCGGTGGTGGTGAGGAAGCTGTTCTTCCTCGGCAGCATGTACTCGGCCAGCTCGCGCCAGGAGTCCACCCAGGGGCGGCGGAGTTCCTCGAGCCCCTCGAACCGGGCCAGCAGCGAACGGGCAAGGTCTTTCTCGTCCAT